TGGTGACTTCGGGCAGCTCACCAAGCGGGCCGTCATCGAGGCCCAGCGCCAGCGAGGCCTCACCAAGGACGGCGAGGTCGGGCCCATGACCAGGGCCGCTTTCGTGGCGTCTGGTTGGCAGGCAGAACCGCCCACGGGCCTCCCGCCGCTCCCGTCATTCAAGCCGCTCTCGGGCCTCGACCGTCAGCGCATCTGGGGACAGATCGTCGCGGTCCCGCTGGACGACCGCTCGAACATCCGGATCACGAACAGCTGGCCCAGGGACAACCTGGCCTCAGTCGTGGTGCCGCAGCTCGTTGGCATCGAGGGCGCGCCGAAGGGCGGCAAGATCCTCTGGCACCGCCGAGGCGTCTCGTCCCTGCTCTGGTTCTGGAACGACGTCGAAAAGGAAGGGCTGCTCAATCGCGTCCTGACCTGGGCCGGTTCCTACGTCCCTCGGTTTGTGCGCGGCTCAGTGACGACGCTCAGCAGCCACGCGCACGCCACGGCCTTCGACATCAACGCTGCCTGGAACGGGCTTGGTCAGGCGCCGGCGCCTCTCGGTGCCAAGGGCTCGGTCGTCGAGCTCGTGCCCATCATGCACCGCCACGGATTCTTCTGGGGAGGACACTTCTCCCGACCCGACGCCATGCACGCCGAACTGACGAGACCAGACACCGAATGAGCGATCCCGACGAAACCCGCCGAGACACCATCCACGCCGACCCACCCGAAGACGACTTTCCGAACCGGGAGACCAAGCCACCGGAGGCAGACGCGAGAGAACCCGCCGACCTCCTGGCCTCCGTTGCCTTCCAGCTCGACGGGGTGAGCCAGCAACTTGCCTCGGTAGCGCGGGACCTGGCCTTCGCGATCGGCCAGGGTAAGTCGCAGGGAAAGACGCTGGGGGAGCACGATCGACGGCTGACGGCTCTGGAGCTGAGCGTCCAAGAGCTGAAGCAAGCCGTGGCTCCGCTGATTGCCGACGGCAAATGAGCCCCCGCCTCCCGCTCTTCCCCATCACGCGCGGAGACTGCGCACAAATCCCGCGCCCCTGCCCCTACGAGAGCTGCCGCTACCACCTGAGCGCCGAGGCCGAGTCGTGCGCGCTCGATGTGGCTGACCGCGGACCGCAGGACCTCAAGAGCATTGCCGGGCTCCTCGGCGTGTCGATGCAGCGCGTCCAGCAGATCGAGACGCGAGCGCTCCGCACGATGGCATTCCGAGCAAGAGACCACCGATGAGTCCTGACCCCCGCCGCAGCCATCCCGGCTACGATCCGAGCCACCCGCCTCCGCCTCCACGGCGCAAGACGATGGGCGTCGAGATCCGGGAGAAGGCCGAGGAAGACGAAGCCCCGGCCAGCCTCTCGCCGCGCGGCTTTCTCACCTTCGCCGCGAAGCACGGGCGGACCTGGAACCCGATCGGCGTCGCTCTGATGTTCCTCGCCATCATCGGCGGCTCGCTCTACTTTTTGAACACCGACGTTGGCCATGCGCTCGTCGTCGCGCTGAAGGACAACACGACCGCCGTCGAGAGGCTGGAAGCCAAGCTCGACGCGAAGATGGCCAAGCTCGAAGCCAAGGCCGACGAAGCGCTCGCCGGCAACAAGGCCATTCGCGAAGAGCTGAAGGTCCAGGGCCAAGGCAACGCAACCAAGCGGATCGTGGTCTTGGAGAACAACCAGGCTCTCGCTGGCGAAGTGCTCGTGAAGCTGAACGGCGGCCAGTTCAACACGAGCTTCCCGCGCTCGCTCGAGGGCTCGTTCAAGCGCGAGCCCGGCCTGCCCGAGCCCGTGTTCCCGATGTTCACGACCGATCGGCAGTGGGCGACGAAGCCCGAGTGACCGCCGACGCCGCCGCCGAGTGACCCCCCATCGAAGATGGCCACATCCCTACTGAACGTCAGTCTTGGCCGCGTCGCCCCGACGATCGGCTGCGTCTCGCGCGAATGCGTGTCGACGGCCGGCGGGGACCGCTGGGTGGTCATGGGCGCGTCCCGCGATGGCTCGTTCGCCGGAGCTACGGCGCAGGCTTCGATCAACGGCGCGCCGCTGGTCCACATCGGATCGTCGCTCGGCTCGGTCGACGTTGCGGCCCTGGAGCTCCGCGGCCCGCGAGGCGGCTTCCTGGAGTTCCGCGGCGGGGGCGGGGACAACCTGCTCCCGAGCCCGGCCGTTGCTACTTTCTTTTGGTCCGGCTCCAACCGCACGTACATCGGTACGTTTCAGCTCAACGACACCCAAGACGCGCCCTACACGTCCTCGAGTCCCAGCGGCGCGTTCGGCTCCGGCGGCTCAGACACCGCAGCAGCCGCGACGATTGCCACGACGTGCACGGCGGCCAGCAATGGCGCGCTCGTCGGCGTGGCGACGTGCGAGGCTAACACCACCGTCTCTAGTACGTCCGGCGCCACGGCAGCCGCAGCAACGACCGGCACGATCAGCTCGACGCACGGGTACGAAGTCGGGCTGACGAGCGGCAGCCAGAGCTGTGACTGGACCATCGGCACGAACGCCGTGCGGCGTGCTTGCACGGTGGCCTACGCGCCTCGAGCGCAGGGCTGGTCATCGTTCTCGCCGGCCATCGACGCGACCGGCGTCTCGCCCACGTTCGGCACCTTGACCGTCACGATGACGGCCGGGACGACGGTCGGCTCGGGCAACGTACGGCTCTACAAGACGGTCCTTCCGTCGAGCTCGCCGACGATGGTGCATCAGACCGGCGGGACGTCGACAGGCACCGATGCTCCGACGATCAACACACCGGGGCACGCGACGAACGGCGGGCCCGGGCTGGCGGCCAACGATCTCATCATCATCGTCGGCAACTTGGCGGGCGCGGCGCATGTCGTGCCGCCAGCGGCGGGCGTCGGGTGGACTATTACCCACTGGCATCCGGGCGGGGACGTCACGGGGTATGTCGCCTGGAAGCGCGCGACAGGTTCCGAGGGTGCCACTCTGTCGAGCGGCGCGTCGATCTTCGGTGGGACCAACGATCACTCCTACGAGGCATTTTGCGTCCGCGGCGGGCATCTCACCGACGCTCCGTACGTCCGTTTCAACACTACCCAGGCCGGCGGCACCACGACGGCGCCAAACCCGCTCGCTGTACAGCTGCCGTACAGCGAGCCGTGCCTGGTTCTGATCGGCAACGCGACCGGCACGGGCAGCACGTCCGTCAGCGGATGGCCGACGGGTTTTTCGACAAACGGCGTCTATCGCGAGTCCACCAACGCGTCGACGGGCAGTCGGTGCGGGCTCGCCACGTCGTGGATGCAGGACACGGGCATCAGCTTCGACCCGGGCGCGCTGACGCTCGGCACCGGTCGACGCTCTGTGCCGATGACCATCGTCGTCCGGCCGGACGATCCGAGCACGCTCGAAGCCACCATCCCGGCCGCATCGTGCACGTTCACCGGCAACGACATCCAGATCCCGATCTCCACCCTCACCGGGTCGACCGCCTACCACGTCCAGATCGACGACCAGCTCTTACCGGACTGGTTCGGCGTCTATTGGCGAGAGTGGCGGTTCACGACGGGGGCGGCCGCTGCCGGCGGCCCACCCATCACCGCATCCCAGCGCATCGCCCGCAACGTCTACCCGCGCCGCATGAGGCGCGCGGCCTGAGCTGAGCGCTCACCAAACAATCACACCCTGCCGATGGCGGGGAGGCGGCGCTTTGTTCGGCGCCGGAAGGAAAAGCCATGAGCCAAGAAACGCACACGCTATCAGCCGGGTCTGGCGGCCAGTGGGAAGTCACCCACTACCGCAGCGAAATCGCCCGCCGTCTCGCGCTGCCCGAGGGTGACGTCGACCGCGCCCCCGCAACCATCGAGGCGCTGCATCGCAAGCTCGCCCGAGTCATCGCAAAGCACGGCGACCCGGCCGCGCAGGAAGGCAGCTGAGCCATGGGCAAGCAATTCTTCTGGTCCCGCCTTGGCGCTCTCGCCATGGGCACGGCGCTCCTCTGCGACGTCTACGTGGACGACTACTACCGGGACAATGGCCTCACGGTCGGCACCACGGGCAGCACGTTCGCCTTGCGTCTGAACAACGCCGAGGCGGACACGTACACGGAAGCCACCACGACCTTCATCCTCGGATCGAAGACGTCGCCGACGCTCTCGGTCGTCAACGGCACGACGGACGGCAGGGCCATTCAGGTGACGTCCTTCTCAGATGGGTCGGTCACGGTCACGGGCACGGCGTCCCATTGGGCGCTGGTCGACGTGACCAATACGCGAATCATCGCCGCGGGCCCGCTTTCGGCCACGCAGGCCGTCACGAACGGCAACCCGTTCTCCCTGACCACCTTCCAAGCGGCGTGCTTTCGCGACGCGGCCTGAGGCGACATGCTGATCCGCTTCAAGATCCATGACCGGGAGACGTATCCCGACGGCGCCGTGCTCGACGTGCCGAACCCGAGCCCGCGCTTGCTGGAGGCCTGCCGAGATAACGCCGAAGGCATCAAGGTGGCCGACGTGCTCCTGCGCAACGAACGCGGCATCGGCTATGGGGCGCTCTGGCTCGCCGGGCCGACACTGGAGGCCCTGGCTGTCGAGTTGGAACGCGTCGAGCTGTTCCGGATCCGCCTCGACGACAAGCGGACGGAGTATCTGCGCCGAAGGGGGCTCGTATGATCGGACGTCCCTATCGGTTGCCCGTGGCTGCAGTGGCCAGCCCAGCCGCAGCCTTCGACTTCGCGGAGCTGAACGCTCATTCGTCGAGGCTGCTCCTGCTCTGCGGCCTCGAACTCGGACAAAGCTCGGATGCTGGCGATGCGCAGGATGAGCAGCTCGGGATCCAGATCATCTCCGGCTACTCGACGAGCGGTTCGGGCGGCAGCTCGGCCACCCCGTTGACCAATCCGAACAACGCCGCTTTTGGCGGCACGGCCGAGACCATGAACACGACGGTGGCCACCGGCGGCTCGCCCGTCGTCGAATGGGCCGGGGCGCTCAACGTGCGCGGCGGATACGTCAACTGGATCGATCTCGACTTCCAGCTGCTGTTTGCAGCCAGCGCTCGGATTGTCGTCCGGGTTTCTGCCCCAGCCGACGCGCTCACGATGAGCGGGACTCTGCTGTTCAAAGAGATCGGCTGATCCAATGCCTTTCGTCCGGCCGCCAAGACGCGGACGCTCGCTGCCTCAACCGCAACGGGTGGCTGCGCTTTTCTCGGCCCAGACGAACGTCACGGTCACGCCGACCGGTGTCTCCTGTGCCTGCGATGTCGGCTCCCCGACGCTCGCCCAGAATCACCAGCTCGTAAGCGTCGGCGCCTCCTGCGCGAACGAAGTTGGGATGCCGGCCTTCGGGCAGGGGCACCTAGCCGCGGGTTCCGGCGCTTCGTGTGACACGACCGTCGATGGCCCGAGCGTCGGGCAGAACCACCAGCTAGCCGCTTCGGGCGCCAGCTGCGGGACGGAGGCAGGTTCCCCGGCGGTCGGCCAAGGGCACCTCGTGGCCGGCTCGGGAGCGAGCTGCGCCACCACCGCGGGCAGCCCCGACATTGCTCAGAACCACCTCCTGGAGGCTGCTGGCGCCTCCTGTGGGACGACAGCGGGCTCCCCGAGTCTCACGGGCGCCATGGACGCACTCGGGGCGTCCTGCGGCACGGAGGCGGGTGCCCCTGCCGTTAGCCAGAACCACCAGCTGGCGGCGACCGGGAGCTCGTGCTCGACGGACGTCGGCGCTCCTGGTCTCGGCCAGAACCAGCAGCTCGGCGGGGCGGGCGCCTCGTGCGGGACCACCGCTGGCGGCCCGGCGCTGAGTCAGAACCACCAGCTGAGCGCGGTCGGCGCCAGTTGCTCGAGCGAAGCCGGGAGCCCGGTCGCGGACAGCGGACTCGCTGCACTTGGGGCGTCGTGCGCGACCACGGCAGGCGCTCCGACCATCGCCCAGAATCACCAGCTCGTGGCTGTCGGCGCCTCGGTCGCGGTGACCGCGGGGACCGCCATCATCCCGCCCGAAGGTGACCCCCCCACCGGCTCGGGCCCCTGGACCGACGTCACCACCGACGCGCCCGTGGCTTCCGGCGAGTGGTCCGAAGTTCAAAATCCGCCCGTCGCCACCGGCCCGTGGAATCTCGAGGAGCCCCTAGCAGCATGACGACCGCGCCCACCTACAGCTTCTCGATCGATCGCGGCGACGACTTCGACAAGAAGATCCCGCTCTCGGCTGCCTACGGCTACTTCGACTCCTACCTGATGACGTTCCGGTCGAGCATCCCGGCCGCTACGGTCACCACGGACGAAGCCCCCGCGGTGCTCTACCAGGCGTCATCGGAGGGGGACGACCCGGGCATCACCGAGTTCGAGGAGCAGCTCCGAGCCAAGCTCCCCGCCGGCGCCACGAACGAGTGGCCATTTCGGGTCTTCTACGACGTCGAGGGCATCGGGCGCGCAGGGGATGCCGGGTTCGTCCGCACGGTCGTCAAGGGCGAGATCAAGGTGCTCGGGGACATCACGCGACTACTGGCGCAGCCGGACCCTGGGCCTTGACCCGCACACCCTGACCATTCTCCCGACGCCGGGAAGAAGCCCCCTCTCGTCCTTCACCGGGCGAGAGGGTTTTCTGCGTTTAGGGCTCTAGTCTCCCGAGCCGCCCCACCTTCGGCTTCTCCCTCCCCCTCAGCACCCGCACCACCTCGTAGTCCTCCCGCTTCGTCCCATGCGCCCCCAGAAACGCCGTAGCGGCCAGCCTGGCGGACTCGGTCAGCTCTTCCGGCGTCAGACATCGCGAAGTTTCTCTGCCCACTGGTGGCGCTTCTTCCCTCGTGCCGCAAAGAACGCCGCCCGGCCCATGTCGCCACCTCTCACCAGGATCGAGACCTCTCGACGTCCGTCCTTGTCGACCAGATTCTGGCAAATCCGCGCCAGCAGCCTCCGCCGCGAGCGGTACTGGGCGAGGTAGCCGGTCGAAGTGAGCGTCAGCGTGAGTCGCTCGATGGCATTGTCACGCTCGCCGAGCTTGTCGATGAAGCCGGTGATGGCGAGCTTGTGCCCGCGTCCGCCCACCATCTGGTACTGCCACTGGTGGTCGACCTGGTTCCACCTCAGCATCAGCGGCCCAGCGCGGAGGGGTTCGCGGTCAGCCATCGCCCCGCTCGTCTCCGTCGTCGAGCGCCCGCCCAATCGCCTTCACGATCTCGACCGGGTGCGCGTCTTCCCGAAACTCCGCGCCGACCTCGGCGGCCAGCTCGAGCAGCGCGGCCTTGGTCTGCGAAAGCACCAGCGGCGCGCTCTCGACCTCCTCACCGTTGGCCCGGAGCTCGCGGAGGATGTCGCTCAGCAGGCGGCGCAGCATGATGTTCTGGCCGCGGACGTAGGCGGCTTCTTCGGCGGGGGTCATTCGGCGTCTCCGTTGTCCAGACAATGCCCCCGCCGCACCAGTTCGGCGTCGCAGGCGGATTGGGCTTCTTCTGTTTCCGTTGCCAGGAAGCGCTCGATGTATTCGCGATCCTCGGCCTTCAGGATGGGCGGCGCCTCCGACTTCCAGCCGATTCCGTCGCGCACGATGCAGCGGCCACGCTTCAGCTCCGGCGCTAGGTCGTTCCAGTTCTGGCCCTTTTGGAAGCACATTTCCTGCATGTCGGCCTGGTTCTTCTCGTCGCACTCCGAGTGTGAGTAGAGCGACCGCGCCAGCATCTGCAGGCTGTTTCGCGTCGCGTCCTGCTGGCGCCACAGGAAGTAGTTCGTGACTTCGGACTCGGGCAGCACGAAGGCGCGCGCGTCGAAGTGGGCAACGCGTCCGGCGAGCAGTGTCATCGACGCCGAAGCAATGGCGGCCGATAGACTGCAGACCTTCTGAAGCCGATTCGATAGCCACGGCTGCGTCGCGAACCGCTTGTAGTTGTGGAGTAGGACGGAGATCTCGTCACTTTGGACGTAGGCCACCTGGGCGCCGTCGAGTTCGCGGCAAAGTTGCTCGGCAACGGAGTCCATCCAGAAGATGAGCCGCTCGTCGAACGGTCGGCTGAAGCCACGCGTCCAGGTGTGGAAGGCGCGACCGTCCACCCGCACGATGACCGGCATCCTGGGCGGGAGCGCGATGTCGTGAGCCCGCTCGTAGCGCTTCATGCGGTCGCCGAGAGAATCGCCAGGCGTCATGCTCGCCCAGGCGGATTTGGCAGAGGTGGGGGTCATGGCTGCACGCTCCTGATGGTTGGCCGGTCGGGGCCTCCGAGCACGAACGTCGGCGCGGTCCACTTGACGACCCGCTCCTGCCTTCCTTGGCCGTGGAGATAGGTGTGGAAGTGCCCCCGGCGAACATGAGGGCGCACCGTTCCGCCCTGCGCTTCGGCTCGTTGCTGCCGGATGTGCGCACCGATCTTGAGGCCGACTTGCCACACGGCCGGGTGGTTCTGACTCACCAGGGCACCGTGCTTGTTTCTCCGCAGTTGCCTCGGGCGCGCAGGGCCCTCCACGTCCGGGGCCTTCGTCGCGAGGTACGCAAGCAACCTTGCGATCGTCCTTAGCTCGTCGACGCCCACGATGGTAAATGGCCGATCGATCGACAGTCGCTCATCAGGCGGGATGCATCGCCATGCCAGCCACGGTGGCACCGTGCCGTCTTCTTCGAGCAGCTGGCGCAGAATCGTGGGCGCGTTGTCCAACGGGTTGGAGTGGTCCCAGATGTTGAAAACGAGAAACACCTCATCTCCGGCGAACAGGAAGAAAGCCATCTCCGGGGGCGGCGGCAGAAAGTCCGGAGAGTCCGAGTTCTGCAATGCAGAGAACAGCTCGCCATCGAAGGTGTAGATCCCCATCGTCTTGCGCCAACTGCAAAGCGCTGCGCAAATCAACAGCCCGGCAACGGTCGGCCAGTCCGCATCAGGCGGGACTCGTTCGGCAAGGGTCTTGCTGCCCCAGTCGAGCTGGAGATCGTTCGTCATGAGCGACTCGAAAAAGGCGACTTCATCGGGATGCTGGCGCCAGTCGCTGACGACGGATTGGACGAATTGGACCTTGCTCGCCATCACTCCCCCTCCCCAAACCCGGCAGGAAGCTCCGTCGAGTCGGCGGGTTTCCAGGCGAGGGGGGTCCAGAAGTCTGAGAGCGCTTCTCCGCTGTCTAGGCGCACCCAGCAGTCCGTTAGCCACTCGGCGTCGATCACCTTGCGCCGTTTTGTCCTGGCGCTTGGGTGGCTTTGGATGAGCAGACGAATGGTTGCGCCACTGCCATCGTGCTCGCTCAGCCTCCTCCACTCGCGGCCGGGGAGCTTTTCGGTACGGAGCAGTTCAACCAACGAGAGCAATTCGCGCTTGAACCCGACGGTGTCAGTCAGGGCGACGATCATCGCGTAGGCGTCCTGACTGTGCAGTTTCGTCCACGCTCGCGCGTGCTTCTGGAAAATCCCGTTCTGCTTCGGCCACCACTTCGCGAGCACTGGGTCTGTGAACGGGCAATCCGGCACAGGCTCCGGCAGCTTGAAATCACTTGGCATTGAGGGCCTCCAGGATGTCTTCGGCTGCACACACTCGGCCCGCATTGTGCTGCGGGGAGATGCTGTCGTTCACGTGCTCGGCGGCAGTCTCCTCCGCGCGTTCCCTCGCCCGCCTAGCTCCAGCGAGTTCGGCCAGAACCCTCTTGCGCAACCACTCCCATGCATCGCGATCGTCTCCACCTTCCAACCAATTTAGCGCGGTGAGCGGATCACATTCTGCATCAAGAGTGTCCGTTGCTAGTGCTGCCGCACGTGGGTGCAGGCCCCACCACTCTTGTAGCAACCCATTGGCAAAGTACGGCTCGGGAGGCGGGGAGGTCATGGGGCACCCCGCAATGCTAGTTCGTTGTGCAGTCGCATGATTTCCCCGTTTGCTGCGCTGAGTTCCCCCTCCACCTCCCGCACCCGTGCCTCGGCTTGGTCGGCGCGGGATTCGGCGTCAATCGCTCGGTCCAATGCCGCATCCTGAGCAGCCCTCGCAGCCTGCCCGTCTGCGGCGGAGTCGAGGAGAGTGCGAGCGTCTCGCAACGTCCTGGTGCCGTCCGGCCTAACCTCCCAGTAGTGCCAATCGGCAACGCGCTCAGCTGCTATATCGATCAGTGCCTGTAGGTCGGCGCTCTCCAGTTCCGCGTAAGACGTGCCGAATCGTGCCGTTCGACAATCAAGCGCGTTCAGCGCGCGCCCGATGACATGCGAGCCACCAACAGCCTCCATCGCCATCACCCGTCGGGCTGTGGACAGGAGGGCGTCGATGTCGGAGCACAGCACGGCCTTGCTTGTGACTTCCATGTCCGTCTCTTCCACGGCGGGCGCGGCGATCACCCGCTCAATCGTTTCTGCTAGAGGGTCGGTCATGGCGCTCACAACCCCGCCCTTTCCAGCCGCCCAATCGCGTCGTCGAAGTGGTCGAGGAGGGGGACGGGGTCGGCGATGAGACCGCGAAAGAACCGCTTGCGCATGCCGCTAAGTCGCCTTTCGATCTTCTGGCGCCTGGCCTCTCCGAACCGATCGGCAAACCCCGCGAAGTCACCAACACGAAAGTCGTCCAACGCGCGCTCCTCAACGTCTAGGCCATCGCCTTTCCCGCCGTGCATGTGCGACCAAGCGGCCCCTGCGCAGACCCCGCAGATTGTGCCGAATGGCGCATTGCTCAGACGACGTCCGCCGCGGTCCGTGTACCAGGACATGTAGAGCACCACCCCGCAATCCAGCAGCTCCAGCATGGCATCGCGGGACTCTTTGAGCAGTTGTGAGGGCTTGATTTGAAGGGTCATGGTTTCTTCGGGATGGGGCCGAGGGGTATGCCGTTGTCGTCCATGTATTGGCAGTCGGCGCTGCTCAGGAATTGCTCGCCGCACTTCAGGCAGCGAGGCACGCATCGCCCGCCGCATTGGTGGCACAGTTGCCAGTCGGCATCGTTGGCCATGGCGGCGCGGAGGTCTCTGGTCTGTTGTTCGCCGGCCTGCTCATCGTGGAAGTCCAAGACGTTGGCGAACAGCCGGTCCACCAACTCCAGGGCGCGGGATTTGGGGTCAGGCATGGTTCTCCTTCAGCAACCGCGCGAGGCGGCAATCGGAGGCGTGGCCAGTCTTGCTCAGCGTGACGCCTGGCGGTGGCTCATATGCGGGGTCGGAGCCGCCGCAGAAATGGCAGACAGGCTCGCCGATGTTGTGCGACACGTGCGGGAACTCCACCGCCTTCAGCACCTCCCGCATCTCCTGGGCGGAGGTGAGTGATGCGAGAATTAGAGAACGGAGTCGCGTGCGTTCGTGGAAATAAGCCCCAGCGCCGTCTACGTGCGCGCGGACCAGGGCATCCAGTGCGCCCTCTTCCACGCGGATAAACATGCCGTAGAAACCGCGCGCTATGTCGTCCAGTGAACCCCACCACGTTGCGACGAGTGGGTCGGCGAAGTTGATTTCGGCGCTCATGCCCACTCCCGCAACGTGAAGACGTGAACGGGCGGAGCGGCGAACATGCCCTCCTCTTTGGCAAACCCGAGGTAGCGAAACCGACCGAAGTCGTTCTCGTCCCCGAACGTGGTGTCGACCGGAAAGCTCCAGAACGCGCGGAGCAGCTCGTCGGTGCCGGGGTCGACGATGGCGTGCAGCCAAACGTGGCAGCAATCCATGTCGACTCCGAGGAATTCGACGACGGTGGGGACCATGGCTTGGCCGCTGGTGATGTCGTATTTGCGAATGGCTTTCACGCTGCCTCCCTTTCCACAGCCCGGCAGTTGGCGCGGACCGGTTCAATCCTCGTCATGCTGCAACCGCCTTGGATGCCGCTGCCACCACGGCCTTGCTCGCCAGCGCATTGCCGACCAGAGTCTCGACAGTTTGCCGACCTTCCGGGGTCAGCTCGTAGCGAGTGGGTCCGCCGCGCCTTGAGGCTTCGGACATGATGAGTGCCGGCAGGCTGGCAATCGCTCGTCGAACCGTACGCTTCGTGCAGCCGACCACGTGCGCTAGCTGGGCGAGCGTGGGCCAGTGCGGTGCCGTGTAGAGCGCGACCAGGACGCTTTCCTCGGCCTCGGTGAGGGCGAAGCTGCCGCAGTGTGGGCAGCGAGGTTTGGAGCGAGTCTTCATGCTGCTTCGCTTTCTTGGATGGTCTCGACCGGCGCCTTGCAGCGCGGGCAGAGCTCGTGGATCTTGTTGGGCACCCAAGTCCCGAGCCCGTACGTCTTGCCGCAGCTCTCGCAGCAGACGCGCGGCGCTTCGCACCAAAGCTGGCCGTGCTCGTCCGGGTCGAGGCCGCAGAAGCTGCCGAGGGGCCAAGCGAAGCCGGGGCGATCCCAGGTGAACGTTACTCCCCGCATCGCACCCTCCGCGCCTCAGCTCTCCTTTGGCTGCGTTCAAGATCCCAAGCCTCCGCCCGCCTCGGCCTCAACCTAGCCATCCGCTCCGCCACGTCCCTTTCAACAGTCGGATACGCCGCCGGCACGACCACAGCGCCCTCACCGAAGGCCCGAGCCATCGCGCGAGCCTCCTCGTAAGCACCATCGCCGGTGAGTCTGGTGCCGGTGCGCGAGAGGACGAAGTGGCGGCCTTGCGGCGGTGGCATGGGGTGGAGGCGCTGGGACGCGAAGACGGACTCTTGGCGGCGGCGGAGGATGGGGTTGCGGGAGCGGTAGCGGGTCATGCGAAAAGTTCCATCTGCTGTCCCTGCTCGGACAGCTGGAGGTTTCGGACGGCCTGCGCCCAGTACTCGGGCTTGAGCTCGCATCCGAGGAATCGCCGGCCCATCTGGAGCGCCTGGTAGCCCTCTGACCCGATGCCGCCGAAGGGCGAGAACACTAGGTCTCCCGGATTGCTCCAGAGCCCCACACAGCGCTCGATGACGTCGAGCTGCAGCGGGCAGAGGTGCTTCTCATCTTTGTCGGTGCGGACGACCTGGACGTTGAGCACGTTGGTTTGGTCGACGGTCGTCCAGACGGGCGAGGCCCATTCCTGCCATTGCTGCAGCGGGAAGGTCGCCTCGGTGTGCGTCACCGGATCGATCGGGTCGCCCTCCTCGGGCCACTTGCGGAACGTCAGGACGTACTCGGCGAGCCCCTGGCGCGAGAACGAGCTGTCGGCGCGGAGCTGCTTGTAGAGCAAGCCATGCGCCTTCGTCCGCTGCATCTCGATGACCGGATCCTTCCAGATCGTGACCCGCGAGTGGTACTTCCAGCCGGCCGACTCGTGGGCGCGGACCAGGCCACCGGGGAAGTCGCGGAGCCCTGCCCTGCCGTCGGCAGAGCTGCCCGCGTAGTCCGGCAGGTCCTTGCAGTGCACGCACGCAAGGCGGCCCGGCTTGGTGATGCGCAGGAGCTCGCGGGCAAGGAAAGCGTAGTGAGCGAAGAACTCGGCGTCGCTCTTGCAATTGCCCATGTCCCGCTCGCTGTCCGAGTAGGTGTAGAGCGACGAAAAGGGCGGGCTGAATACGGACAGTCCGACGCTGCTGGTCGGGACGTCGCGGATGAACTCGACGCTATCGCCGTTGACCATGTGCCAGCTTGCGCCGGTTGCCTCGTTGACAATCACCTTGCCTCCTGGATCCATGAGGGCAGGCAAGCTCGCTTGGCCCCCGAGTACTTCACGACGTTCGGTTGTGTGAGCGTCACTGCCTCGCGAGCCGCACGCATCATGTCAGCGTGCATCGCCTCGAAGGCGGCGCGCTTCTCGTTCAGCACGTCAATCACGTGCGCTTCGGTCGCCCCGCTCACCATGTAGCAGTCGACCGCCCTGGACTGGCCGAAGCGCCAGCACCGACGCACGGCTTGGTAGTAGGACTCGAAGCTGTACGTCGAGGCGACGAAGGCCATGCGTGCGCAGTGCTGCCAGTTCAGGCCGAACCCTGCGATCTTCGGCTTGGCAATCAAGACACGGAGCTGACCAGTTGCGAACGCGCGGAGTAGCTCCTCTTTCGCGTCGAGTGAGAGCGAGCCGCGCAGGTTCCCTGCATCAGGAATGGCGGCCTGTAGCGCGTCGCCCTCATAGTCCGTCTCCGTCCAGAGCACCCACGGCTCCGCCGGTTCGGCCGCGACTAGTTCAGCGACCTTGGCCACGCGCTCGGCAACGGTGCGTCGCCGCTCCTCGTGGATCTTGGTGGCGGACAGGCCAGGGTCGCGGAAGAGAGCCCCGGCGCGGTCCGTCACCATGTCCACTTCGACGACTACGGGGCGGAGGCGAAGGGGCGGCAGGATGTAATCCTCGTCGCTGAAAGGTCCCACGTCGGACGGCAGGCGGCACATGGAACTCCATGAGCAAACCCAGCGCCAAAACTGCTCGACTCCGTGGCCCTTGAGCCTGAACTTGCCGGCTTCAAAGGTCGTGATGAACCACCGCGCGATCATCTCGTGACTCGACAGCAGCGACAGGAACTCGGAGTGGTTGCCTAGTTCCTGGATGTCGTTCGGGGCTGGCGTAGCCGAGCAGGCGAGGCGGTAGGGGGTCGCCCGGAATGCGTCGACGATGCGTCGTTTCGTGACGCCGGAGTAGGCTTTCAGGATGCCGCTCTCGTCGAGGATGACCCCGCCGAACTTGGCTGGATCGAAACTCTGGAGGCGCTCGTAGTTCGTGATGACGATGCTATCGCCAGGCTGCACGTCTGCGCCGGTCGCGCGATAGACGACGTCAATGCCGAAGCGCTCGCCCTCGGCTACGGTCTGACCAGACACGGCCAGCGGAGCGAGCGCCAGTACCGGGAGCTTGGTTTTGCCCCGCACCTTCTCTCCCCACGCGAGCTGCATGGGCGTCTTGCCGAGTCCACACTCGGCGAAGATTGCGGACCGTCCGCGTCTCAGAGCGAGCTCGACCAGTCGTCGCTGGAACGGGTAGAGGAACGCAGGCAAGCGGGAAACGTCGAACCCGCTCTCGATGACGGGGTCCCGCTTGGACGCGATGAAGGCTTCGTAGTCCGTCACTCTGCCGCTTCTCCATCCCCGCCAAAGGCGTCGTTGCCGTAGTCTGGATCGGACCACGGGCAGCCCTCGGCGTGTCCCGGTCCCGGGTCTTCGACGTCGGTGTCGCCGCAGGCGCATTCGATGGCCTGGTCCCAGCGCCAGGTGTCGAAGCCGACGACGCCGAACCCGACGCAGATGAGGATCAAGTCCTTGGGGTAAGGGTCGTCCGCTCCGAGGAAGGTGATTCTCGGCGAGAGCCCGAGCACGAGCGCCTTGCCGTGGATGTGCTTGCGGTACCACTCGGAACCGACCGACGCGGGCACGAGCATAAGGGTCCAACGCTTGAGCCAGCGGCACTCGTCGGTGAGCTTCTGGGCCCAGACGCCGATGTTGGCGAACGGCGGGTTCAGCCACGCAACGTAGGCACTCGGCTCATCTTCACTCGGCGTTCTGAGGTGCGCCCAGCTCTGCCGGAGCGAATCCTGCTCGGGCGAGAAGTGGCATTTCACGCCAGCGATTTGCTCGCCTGTCGTGGCAGCGAGGTCGAACGTCGGACGGCCAAAACGCTTGGCAACAGCGTCGATGAACTCGGGCGGGGTCCGATAGTCCTGCTTCGAGCGGCCGGGTTTCTGGGCTGGCATCGTCACCCCTCCCCTCCCCCCACCAATACGCCACACCAAAGAACATGCTCCGCCTCCTTGCGCAGCTCGCCGGGCGTCAGTGCGCGGGCGGTGGCGGAGATTTGGAAGAGTCGCCAGGCGAGCGCGCGGGGGAGGGAGGTGAGGTGGAGGGAGGTGAGGTGGAGGGAGAGCATGGCGATTCTCAGATGTGGCAGTCGAAAACGCTGAGCAGCGTGTCAGGCGGCAGGTCGTCGAGGAGCTTGCGGTACTGCTCATCCCAGGCGGATTCGCTCTTCTCGTCGGCGACGTGGCCGAACCAGCCCATGCGGCCGCGCTCGAACCATTTGCCGTTGCGCAGGACTGCGAAGGTGCGGATGCGGTTGTCCTCGCAGCGCCGGACGTACGCCGCGCGGTCGGTGCCAAAGTTGTCGATCACGCAGTCGAAAAAGGCCTTCAGCTCGCGCTCGACTTCTCGGATCCCGTGCTGCTGCTTGTAGAACCGACGAGCAGCATCGATGGGCGCTTCGTCCTCACGCGCGAAGTCTTGGGCCAACGCCGATGGCAGACCCTCGGGCTTGATCCCGAACATCGCCAGGGTGGCTTGCCAGCCGATCACGGTGTCGGGCACGTCGTGCTTCTGGCGGGCCGCCAGGTAGGCATCGAACTCCTTGTTGGCCTCTGCTGCCGCCTCGGCTCGCATTGCATCGAAGTCGATGTCGCCCGCTCGTGCCTGGTCGACGGTTCCGGCCTCTGCCGGCGAGGTCATCAGACCAGGGCGACCTAGGCTGCCCGCTCCGGCCTGCTTGACCCGAAAGAACCCGGTCCAGCGCCCGCCGAGGACGTACCAATCCCACTTCCTGTTCGGGTTGGTCCGCCGGATTCGTTCGACGAACTGCCCGGAGGCGTCGATTCGCATCCACCCGTACTGGTGGGCGCCGGCCCTGTCGGGTTCTCCGTCGCCCTCCAAAAGCGTGCCGCCGAACCAGTCGGATGCCTGCTTCACGGTCCGAGTCGGGTCCTCGGCAAGCCATTCGCGCACCTCTGCGGACTCGTCGACGTCTTGCACGAACTCGTCATCGATGCCTGTGCACTCGAACTCGTGGAACGGCTGCAGCTGCTTTTCTGGATCGGGTCCGATGACCAGGACAGTGAAGTGACTCATGGTGTTTCCCTTTCAATTGGTGACGCTCCAGCCCTCGCTCACTCGGGAGGGGTGCCCGGGGGATGGGGCTGGAGGCGTCGGACCTCGCCGGGGCTTATGGGGCCCCGTATGCGCACATGCGCGCGAGGTTTCTCGTGACTCAGAACGGGATCTCGTCGTCGGCTCCGTAGGTGGTCGGGCCGAAGTCGTCGGCCGGCGGGGCCCCGTTGCGAGGCGCCGGTTTCCGCTGCTGAGAGGGCGCAGGCTTGCCCTGACGACGGGCCATGAGCGTACCGGCCATGCGTTGCTTGAAGCTCTGCAGGGCGCCGCCGGAGAGCTCTTCCTTGAACGCGAGCCCGCCGCCGAGACGATTCACCCAGCGAACGCGCGGGAAGAACTTGCCCTCGTCGTTCTGCTCCTGCTCGATGACGAGCTGGACCTCGTTCTTGTCGAGGCCCTTGGGATCGGTGATGTCCACGCCGTCCCAGCCCATGTACTCGAGCGACTCGAGCGTGCGTTCCGTGGTTTTCTCGGTGAAGTAACCGTACCAGACGATGGTTTGCCCGCTGTCCTTCAGCTGAAAGAGGACGCCGATTTGTTCGCCGCCCTTGCTCGTGATGCCGAGCTTCCACTCGATGGCCTTAGCCAAGTAGTGTCCGTTTTCGATCATGGTCGTGCCCTCCTTCACGCGGCGCGGTGGTTGATTTTGGCGCGCAGCCAGTCGGCCAGTTGCGCGAGTTTGCGGGGATCGCCTGCAGCGCGGACACGTCCAGCTTCGGCCTGAGTGCGGATCTTCGCGTCGACCAAGCCCATCAGCTCGTCGAGGTCGTCGGCGGTGTCCTTGGCGTCGTCCTCGGAAACCCCAGCGCGGGCCGCGGTCTCGAAGTCAGCCCAGGAGAGCGGGAGCTCGCCGGGCAGGCCGTAGCGGTTCTTGGCGTCCCAAGCGGGGCGCGGCTCCGTCGAAAGGACGCGGCTCCCGTCACCGACGGCGCGGGTGCGCTTGTTCTTGTCGGTGTGCGTGTAGGTCTGATAGCGCGCGAAAAGCACCGCAGAAGGCCACTCTTTGATGAGCGACGATGCCTTGGCGTTCAGCTTCAGCTCGTAGCGCTCGTAGTCTTCGCCGGCAGGGTTCCTGAAGGAGCGGATGTGCGAGTGCGCCAGGATGATGATGTTCATCCCGCGCTTCGTGCGCAGCGCATCGAGGCGAGCCAGGAACGTGCGCCAGTTCTCCAGGGCAGCGACGTAGCCCTTGCCATAGCCAACGTCTTCGATGCTCTTCACGTTGGCCTCGGCGCAAACGTGCTCCCAGACCATCGCTTCGAACCAGTCCGCGGTGTCCAGGACGAACGTCTTGTAGTCGTGCTTCTCGGCTGTGAGCTCGTCGATGGCCTGCAGGGCCTCGGTGAACGACTCGACCGTCGGGAGTCGCTGAATGTCGAGCTCTTCCGTGCTGCCCTCGGCATCCATGAAGATGGGGGACGGCGCGTCGGCCGCGAACGTGGACTTTCCCACGCCCTCCAGTCCGTAAAGCACGATCTTGAAGGGGGATTGGATGGGACCTTTTCTGACGTTTTGTAGGAACTTGCTCATGGTTGTTGCCTTTCTTCTCTCTCAAACTGCTCATTTTCCAAACTTTCACCCCGCGCGCAGACTCCGTAGAAGTCACATTCGCGATTGAATGCGAAGCACTGGTCGGGGTTACGCGGCCACCTGGACCGCGCCCTTGCTTCGCTGATGAGCTCGCCGATCTGCCAGACGTCGAGGATTGATTCCTCGAGCTCGTCGCCGAGACGGACGATCTCGGCTCGTCCGTAGAATTTCCCAGGGTCGGCCAGCATTGCGGTGACCAAGCGAGCCCGGAATGCCTCCGGTTCTTCGTCGGTGTCCCGCTGGCGTGCGTAGAGCTCGCCGGCCTTGGTGTACTTCCGGTCGGCTTCCGGAGTGGCCAGCTTTGGCTCGATGTCCGGCGCTTTGCCGATGACGTCGTAGAGGCAGCCGGTGATGTCGAAGCCGAGCGCCGGTCCGGCTGCTATGTACTGGCTCACCTGCGGATTCAGCGTGAGCTTCTGCCAGTAGTAGGCACCTGCGCTGAAGTCCTGCGAGGTTGTCTTGTGCTCGACGCAGAGCACGCGGCTCGCAACCCGGCAAACTGCGTCGATCGTCCCGCCCAGAATGAAGTCGGGGTTTGTCTCGCCGGTGATGGGATCGACCAGCGGCGCCTCGAAAGGAACCTCCACACCGAGCACCTCGATCGGCTCATCGATCCAGCGGTGATGGTACCCTTGGACCAGGACCTCCCCGCGGATCTGCTCGTACGGATCGACGACGGGTTCCAGGGTGGCCAGGGCGATCTCGAGGACGTCGTCTCCGCGCTTCCCGTCGGCCAGCGCTTTCCACCAGTTTTCGAGCCACTTGTGATGGCGCGAGCCGGTGACCAGCGGTTCCGCTCGTTCGCGCCTGACGTACCCGAGCTCGTAGCCGTAGTAGTGCTTGCGCAGGCAACTGCGGGCCGCCGTGGCACGCGAGTTGTTCAGCACGTGAAGGCGTCGCTCGGCCACTACCTCTCCCCTCCCACCAGCGCCTCGGCCTGGTCGTGGGCGGTTTCGAGGACGGACTGCCGATCGTCGGGGTCGGCGCCAATCGGGCACTCCGGGCAGCTCTCGTCGATCAGGAATCGAACGCCGTGCTTGCCACAGTAGCTGGACAGCGGTCGGCCGTATTCGTCGCGTTCCATCAGGCAACCCTCCCCTGGTACCGAACCCCGCAGCTCTCCGTGATGGCCCGCGCCGTCTCGAAGTCGCCTTCTCGCTCGGCGCGGACGGCGTCCTCGACGTGCTTCTTCATCCAACCGAACCGGCGCTCGACCTCCGCCCAGGCAGCTTCTTCGCACGCCTCGCAACGGATCCAGTCTTCGCCGCGCGTCATGGTGTCGACGTCGAAGGACCCGTGGCAGTCGTCGCACTCGCGGGTTTCGATGTCGTCTGAATGGTCAGATGTCATTGCCGCTCTCCTGCGCAACACGGATCCTGGTCTCCAGCTCGACAATCCGGTCCAACGCCGCCGCCCAAGACTTCGACATGAACCACTGCTCGAAGCGCTCGCGGTTCTCCTCGGAGTTGGCATCGCGGCCGGTCTCCAACGGCTCGTCCTTGCCGGGACGCTGGCAGCCGGTCGCTCGGTAGTAGAGGCCGTTGCAGGCTTCGAAGCGGTCGATTGAGTTTGCCATTCAAGCCACCTTTCCCGCAGCCACGAGCTGCGCCTTGAGCCCATCGAACCTCTCCAAATCCGTCTCCACCCGTGCCCCCGTCTCCCCAGCCGGCCCGGTCGTTTCCTCGGCGAGCACGAGGTCGTCCCAGAGGTCGTCGAGGGCGCCGAGGACGTTGGCCCGGTAGGCCTCGGCTTCGGCCGAACAGGGCAGCTCGGCGACGAGATCGCGAGCGGCAACGATGGTGATTCGAGCGGCGGACATCACCAATTCCCTCCAGCCGTATCCGCCTCGCCGAACGTGCACGGGCCGCACATGCTGGTCACAGGCACGGTTGGCGATGCCCCGCAGACCATGCAGGAGCCGCTCCAATTGGGCTCTGAATCCGGTGCGGGCTTGGCCAGCGGCGCCTTCCGCGTCTTGCCCTTGTGCCGCTTGCCGGAACCCGACAGGTCGGCCTCGGCTAGTTGGCTCGCCCCATCAATGGTGACCGGGTACGCGCGGCCCCTTCGGCTGCAGCCGGAGCACTCTGCCTGCACCTTGCCGCCAGGCAGATCGACCAGTCGCGGTTCAGACGCGTTTCCGCAGTGACGACAGCTCACGCTGCACCATCCTTGCCCATCCAGATCGCGACGGCTTGGTCGAACCAACCGGGCCGCGGCGTGAGGGTCTCCGCGTTGAAGAATGCCGGGCCCATGCGTTCGAAGGCGTACTGCCAGGCGCATTCGGGCGGCTGGTAGACCAGACTGGCGAGCGTGTGTGCGGCGACCCGATGAAGCTCGGAGTCCGCCGGCAAGGCGGCGCAGACGCGCTTCATGACATCGAACACGTCGCGGGTGGGTCGGTTGTCAGCCATCAGTCGAACCTCGATCCAACGCGCTGCCACTCGGGCCTGTTGTCCGGCTTGGCGAAGACAGGCCACGGCCTCCGATACAGCTCGCCCGCGATCGTTCGCGCGCAGCCGAGGAGTTCGAAGCGCAGCATGAACGCTTCCAGGTACCCGCCAGCGCAGGCGGCGATCGCCTCGTCAGCGTTGCGGCCGGCGACTTCGTTGCCGCTCAGCACGGCAGCAGCGAACGGGAACCGGCTCGCGTCGACGGCGACGGGCATTCCGACGAGGGTGTTCACAGGTGGGCTCCCTTGCAGTCGCGGACATCGCCCTTGCAGGCCGGGCAGGTGTGGCGGTCGAAGTAGCGGGCCAGAAGGTGCCAGCCGACCTGAGCGACGACCGTGAAGACCACGCCGGCAGCGAAGACCAGCGCATTGGCCCAGGTGGCCCAGGACTCGATGATTCCGGCGACGACCAGCATGAGGGCCGTCAGGGCTGCGATGATGGCGAGGAGGGTCACTTCGCACCTCCCGCAACGACGGTCAGCCGATGCTTCGGCGCGAGGTCAGCGCGGACCCGCGGGCGAGCGTCGAGGCCGAAGGTGCGCGCTTCGCTCAGCAGGCGAGCCAGTTCGCTAACTGCCAGCGAGCGGACCCTGTAGTCGCGCTTCAAGCGGTAGGGGCCGCAGGTGACGAAGGTCAGTTCAATGTCCCAGCTGCGAGCCTGGTCGGCGGGGACCTCGACCTTGTGGCGGCCAAGGGGAACGAGGCGCGCGCGGGTGATGCGCGGGGTGGCGAGGGCGGCGGCGCTCATCGGACACCTCCGACCAGCGCACGCGGAAACCGGGGCTGGGCCTTGGCCACGCCCGGACGAGAAACCTCGGTCTCGACGACCGGACGGACCGAATCGGAACGCTCGACGACGTGGGCCAGCTCGAGCGGGCCGACTTTCAGGTGGAGGGTGATGCGGGTCATGGGGGCTTTCTCCCGGGTCGAAGTGACCAGGTATGAGTAACCTTAATTACTCTTACGCTTCGCCGCAACAGAAAAGCAGTCTGGGTGGGCCACGCTGGCGGGCAGGTTGGCCGCTATCGCAAGCAAGTTCAGCTACTTGTGAGGTCGACAAAATTCTCCGGGGGGGGGGCATTCCCTGTCCGAGCGCAAAACGTTCACTTTCGGACGCTGTGACCATGGAGTGACCCTGACGAGATGAGGATGGAAGACATCGAGAGGGAGGCGGGGCTGATGGCTAGGGACGGTTCGGAGGCGCCGAGGGTGCTGGAGTTGGCCAGACGGGTCCTGGGCGGCCGGGACGGCGTGGTCGCGGTGCCAGGTAGAGCTCTGCCTGGCGACGGGGCGCTCGTCCGTGTGCGCGGACGTGTGCAGATCTACGTGAAGAGCGGGATCTCCACGGAGCGCGTTCGCTGGGTCGTGGCTCACGAACTCGGCCACCTAGCGCTCGGGTTGGATTCCTCGAGTCGAGCCAACGAGGACGCCTGCGACGCGTTCGCTGCCGCGCTGCTACTTCCTCGCCAGGCATTCGGGGCGGCACTCGCCGAGGTCGGGCCGAGCTACGCCAAGCTCGCTCGGTGGTTCGTCACGACGGAGAGCTGCGCCGCGCTGCGGCTCGGCGAGGTGACAGGCGTGCCGCTGGCGTTGATCACCCCCAAAAGAATTCGCACGCGCGGTGCGGAGTTCTCGTGGCCTGCGGACCTATCAAGGCGAGTGCCGGGCCTAAAACGGGCGACGCTCAGGGACGACCGTCGTCGGGTGGCGCTGCGGGCCTAGGAGCCGCTCCGCCGCTTTTTCGGCTTTCGCAGCGCGTTGCGTCCCGTCACCGGGTCATGGCCTAGGCCGTCTGGATCGGGTTCGCCGCCGGACTGCAGGGCCTCGATGGCCTTGGCTAGCTTCTCGGCATCAGGATCCCCGTCGCCTACGTGGGTAGCTAGCACCGACGCGGCCGAGTCAACGAAGTCCCCGCCGCGCACGCGTACGGCCAGGATCCCCAGGGCTTGCAGGTAGAGCGGCGGGAACTGCGGGACCACTCGTCGGTCCCACCATTCGATAGCAGCGGCCTCGAAGTCACCGAAGGCCATGCCGCACAGTACCTTCGCCACCTGGCGGCCAAACTGGGGCGAGATCCACTTTTTCGGTTGGCTGCCGGCCCAATGGGTGATGTTGGCGGGAGACGTGTCGAGCTCGTCGGCAAGGCGTCGCCTTGCCCCGCGGTCACTCCCGATCTCCTGAGTAATTTCACGGAGACGGCGACGAATGTGCTCGCGAGCGAAGGCTGCGATCCGGACCTCGATGTCACCCACGGCCCGGAGCGTAACCGCGCTTAACGTTGCCATCGACCCGCCGATTCTGGGTTGCGCCCAGTCGTAATCTTAATTACTCTTACCGTCATGAGTGAGCCGACGGGCCCAGACAAGCTGTCCAAGTTCTTGGAACGCAACGGGATTTCTAGGCCGAAGTTCGCCGACGCCCTGGACGTATCAGCCATCGCGGCGCGGAACTGGCTGTTGCGCCTTGGGTCTCCTCGGCCCGACCACCGGAAGGCCATCAGCGTCTTCACTGGCGGCGAGGTCGCCGAGGACGACTGGGTCACCGATGAGGAGCGCGCGGTGAGCGAAAAGCTCTCCGAGGTGAAGCCGTTCTCGCCGACCGCGGAAGGGCCTTCCCCCTCCGACCCGGAGGCAGCATGACCGACCTGGCCGTCTTCGAGTTCGGGGCCCGCAAGGTACGAACCGCCGGCACCCACGAGGCGCCGCTGTTCTGCGCGGCGGATGTGTGCGGGGTGCTGGACATCACCGATGCGCCGCAGGCGGTCAACCGGCTGCCCCAGAGCGACGTCGAGCTGGTGGGTATTGAACACGCCGGACGCAGGAAACGCGCTGCGTTCGTGACCGAGGCCGGTCTCTACAAGCTCATCATGCGGAGCCGCAAGCCGCAGGCCGAAGCCTTCGTCGAGTGGGTGACCGGCGAAGTCCTCCCGGCCATCCGGCGCAAGGGCTACTACTCGGCTCTCGAAGCCGACCAGGAGCGCCAGACAGAGCGGCTGCTGGCCGAATGCTTCCCACATTTGCCGAGCAAGTCCGCGCCGATCTTCCGTGAGCTGATTGCTGCGCTCGTGCGTCTCCGACGTTCGAACGAAACGGCCAATCCACCGTGGGCCCGCACGCTCGCGCGCCTGGTCTACGGGTGGTCGATCCGCGTCGAAGGTGAGCAGCCGGCGCGGCGCGTGCGCAATCCGAACCCGAACGGCTCGCACGTTGACCACTCGATGTTCTCGGAGGTGGCCGCCGAGGCCGTGAAGCGCGTGGTGCACACTGGCACCGACTTCGCTCGAGTCTCGACGAACTGGGAGGACTGGAAGCTCAAGATGGAGTTGGCCTTCGGGAGCAAGGCCATTCAGCTCCCGATGATGGTGCAGCTTCGCGCCCTGCCGGGAGGGCGGCGATGAAGTCTTCTCACCCTCCGGCACCAACCGGCGTGGCATCTGGCGATCTCCGTGTCGGTCATGATCCACAACCTGGACACGCGCCTGGCATCGCGAAAGCGGCAGAGTCACCGTCCACCTATGTTCAGGCTGCGCGGGACTTCAGTGCGCTAGTCGAGCTGCTCCCGCGCAAGGCAATCGAGGCAAGCATCTGCACCGGGGTCCACGTCGACACGGTGCGACGGTGGATGAGCGGCGAAACGGACGTCCCTCTCCAGGCCTACCTGGCTCTGCAGAGGCGCCTCGGGCGCATGGGGAGAGCGGCATGAAAACCGACCTCCGCACCAAACCCCTCCTCCCGACGTCCTACGACTGCGAGCTCGAGCGGCTCCGTCTCCTAGACCTTCGCCGACCCCGCAGGCGCGTTGCTGCCGTGGCTCGCCTGGAACGCTGGCTCGAAGCCCAAGAGGCCGAGCGGTTTGCCGAGGCGCTGGCTGGCGAGCGCAGGAGTCGGGCGCGAATGGCGATGGCGGAGACAGCAATGACGGAGGCGTGGTGAACGCTCTCTATTTTGCGCTGGCTGGCTTCAGCCTCGGAGTCGGCATCGGCAATCGCAACAACCCGGCCCTTTGCGCAATGGGCTTCGCCTCGGCGGGCTTCATCATCGGATTGGCTTTCCCATGACCTACAAAACAACCGAACCCAAGGCGATGCTCCTGGTGCTCACGCTGGCAGCGCTGCTTTTTTCCTGGGCATTCTCCGGCATCGCGAGTGGCACCGGCTCAACCCTCGCCGCCCTGGAGCGCGTCCCGGTTCACACCACGGACCGTGGCGAACCACCCGAGGATCGGCGAAAGCGCTTGGCGGAGATTGCCGAGGCGATCGATGGCGCAACCCAAAACCTCGACGAGCGCGCGTGGCTCATCATGACCGCGCGGCGGGAATCCGGCTTGGCCAAGTACGTGAGCGAAGACCACGCGCGATGCTCCGAAGGCCAGGGGGGGGTATGCGATGGCGGCCGGAGTTTTTCGGTCTGGCAGCTCAGAGCAACCAAGCGCGACCTGACGAAGGCCGAGCAAGCCATCGAAGCCCTGAAGCGCTTCAGGCGCGCGGCCAACTACTGCCACTCCCGCGGCGTCGACTATTTCCTAGGCGGGACGAGTCAGTACGCGCTCGGGCGGACGTTCGAATACGGCGGATGCGCTTGGCCGGAGGCGAAGGAGCGCGTGGCGGAGATGCGCGTTGTGCGGGGGCGGTTGTGAGCATCTGGCGCTTCATCCTGCCGGCTCTCGCGCTCTCGATCTGGGCGTGGTTGTTCTTCACGATCGGTCGCTCCGAGCTGAAGCGCTACGCGGAGGACGCCTGCGAGTCCGCGGCCAACCGCGAGGAGATCAAGAGCGGCCACTCCGTCGAAGACATGATCGTCGACGGCAAGTGCTACCTGCGACGCGCTGCGCCTTGGGGCGAGACGCCGGGTAAGTGGCGCGAGGTGAAGCCATGACCCTTTCGAAAGCAGCCGAGGACGCGCTTTTGGCCATCGACGAAGGCCGCGAGCCGGCGACCGTGATGACCTCCGATCAGGAGGAGCTGTTCCGGCTTCGTCTGATCGAACTCACCGGCGGGGCCGCGTTCAGTCGGACGGCTCTGCGGTTGGCCACGACGGACGCGGGCAAGATGCTCGCTGCCTACATCCGCAAGAGGCGGGAGCACCAACGCGACGACCGCTGCTACTTCTGCGTCGGCCTGAATGTTGGCGGCCAATGCGTCAACTGCGAGGCGACACTGGCTCGACAGCGTGAAGCCGAGCAGCAAGACGCGGTCGCGAACAAACTCTCCCGGCCGAGTACGGCGCCTGTACAGGGGGTTCCCAGTGCAGGTGGCTCGGTTGCCAACTCGGAACGTGGCGCAGCAAAAGCCGCGCGACCCTGCCCGGTCTGCAAAGGCAAGAAGTGGCTCCCGAGCCCGCGATCGATCAGCGGCTTTCGTTCTTGCCCCGAGTGCCTCGGGCTGCCGCGCGTCAAAGACTCTGGAGCGTGGGAGGCGGACGAGTGCGCGCAACCGCCGAATAAGACCACGCCTGTAAGCATCGGGCTTTCCGCTGGTGCAGAGAAACGCGGGGACGGTGTGCCCACCGAGCTGGCGACTGCAAGCGCATCGGTGGGGCCTTCGGGCGAGCTGGCGGAGGATGAGTTCATCCGACTGCACGGCGAAGTCTGGACGATGCGCGTCAACGGGAAGGCTCTGGAGATTCGGAAGCGCGACTCGACGCTTGGGTCAGTGAGCTACTCACGGGCCGACATTGAGCACGCGGTCAGGGTTAACCCGCACCTTGGTCCAGACAGCTGGCCCCGCGCCCTGGCCTACTTAGAGGGGCACAGCAGGCCGACCGGCGCCGAAGCACTCGCGGCGATGGATAGCCTGAAGACCCAAGACCCAATCGGCTTTGGCGTCGGGATGACGATCTCCGTTGCGGCGGAGGGGGAAGACCAACGCCGCGAGCTGAAAGCCCGCTGGGACGCCATGTGGCAGTCACTCGGCGCCGAGCCCTTGCTCCGAGACTCGACGTTCCGCGCCCTGGAAAAGGCGTACTCCGAGGGCCGCCACTACCACACGTTGGAGCATGTTCTTTGGGGGCTCAGGCGTATTGATGAGATCAACGAGGCAGAGCCATGCCTTGCTCTGGCCGAGGTCCAATGCGCGATGTTCTTCCACGATGCTGTGATGAGCTTCGACGGCACGTCGGGAAATGACGAGCTGAACTCCGCGGCGTTCGCTGTACTGAAACTACTCGCGGCCGGCACTGGTGCGTTTCGGGCGAATCGCATCGCCGAACTCATCCGCGCCACGGCGCACACGGCAGAACCGACGGGTCACGATGATCGTGTCCTGGTCGACGCCGACCTGTCGATGCTCGGAGCCGACCCGGAGCGCTTCGACCGCTACGAAGCCCAAGTCCGCAAGGAATGGGCCGCCTTCGATGACGAGCAGTTCCGAGCCGGTCGCGCCGATGTGCTTCGCCGCTTCCTCGCCATGCCGCGCATCTTCCACACGGACTACGGGCACGCGAAGTGGGAAGCCAAGGCTCGGGCGAATCTGGAGAGGTCGCTGGCCAAGCTGACGGACGAAAGGCCGAGCTACATCCCCGCATCCGCCGACTGGCTCTGGGTCACCGATGGGCTTGGGCGACGGGTGGGGGCGTGGTTCTCGCAGACGGCCGCGGATACCGGCAGTGGAGCCTATGGCCCGTACGTCATCATGCATGTCCCCGGTGGGCTCCCGCAGCACTGGGCGCCGCGTCTGGACTATTGCTGGAACAGAACCCGTCTCGGCGACCCGGGCACCCCTTCAGCCGCCGCCCAACTCCGCCCCCTCTACGAAAGGAACACCAATGCTGGACACACTGCACAAGGCGATCATCGTGACGTTGGCCCTGTCGATGGCGACGATCCTGGGCCTGCTGCTGGCGCTGGCGGTCAAGGCGCTGTGGCTGACGCTGACGCTGACGAACTAGCCCCACCCGGGCCGGCGAAGGTGTTGGCCGACCCGGAACCCGTCGAAGCCCGCATCACGCTTCGGCTCGTTGGAGTTCCGAACTGGGCGGACGACACCGCGCACGTCAGGCTGCCCATGTACCACGTCGCTGACTTCGAGCGCGTCAAGCAGCAGCGCAACGAAGCCCTCGCCCGAGCGGAGAGGGCGGAGGCCAAAGAGGCGTCTGAGCGACTACGGGCCGACGCGAATGAGGAACTGCTTGCTATTCAAGGCGCGGCGGGCGTCCGCGAGAGGAACCGCGCCGAACAAGCCACCCGCGACCTAGCCGCCCTCCGCGCCGAGAAGGCCTCTCGCTGGGATCTGCTGGCTGGGGGCGAGGATGGGGTGGGGAAGGTGGTTTGGAATGACTGACCGACTGAATCGCGAAGAAATCCGCCAGATCCTCGCCGAGGTGGTCGACATCGCGCGCCCTGTCGTCATGACGACCGACCAGCTCTGCGCGGCGCTGCACATCACGCGGCCGACGCTGCGCAAGCAGATCGCCAAGGGGCTGCCCATGCATTCGCTGGGACCGAAACTCGACCGGTTCATCTGGTCCGAAGTCGAAGCGTGGATCAAGGCACAGGAGGGAGCGGCGTAGTGGCTATCGTAACCAGGAAAAACAAGAGCGGGCCCGTCCACTGGGTGGTGCTCCGAGTCGACGGCAAGTCGACCTGGCGCAAGGCCGGCAGCGGCAAGGTCATGGCCGAGGCGAAGGCGCTGGAGTCCAAGTGGAAGGGCCAGTTGAAGGCCGGCACCTACGACAAGGCCGAGGCGCTGCCCGAGATGCCGACCGTGGCGGAGTATGGCGCACACTGGCTCCGGAAGCGCTCCAACCGTCGCGCCAGGGATGACGCGCGCCTGTTCCGTCTGCACGTCGAGCCGCAGTCGATCTCGAGCGAGCGCTTGACCGACGTTCGGCCGCGCCATGCCCTGGAGCTCGTCGAGCAGCTCCGGGCGAAGGGGCTTGCCGACAAGACGATCTCCAACGTGGTCGCCGTGCTCCACACCATGTTCCGCGACGCCATCCTGGGCGAGCGCGCCTACACCCAGCCGATGGTGTTGCCCAAGGAGATGCTCAAGCGCCGCCGCAAGAAGGAGCCAGAGATCTACCAGCCGGGCGAGTGCTTGGCGCTCATGCGAAACGAGCGCATCCCGGCCCCGGTCCGGGTGCTCTGGGCCATCCTGTTCTGCACCGGGGTTCGCCAGGGCGAAGGGGTCGGCCTGCGCTGGAAGGCCGCCCAGGAGGCCCTGGGCATGAACGCCCTGCACATTCGCGAGCAATACGACGGGGCGCCCCTCAAGACCGACACGTCCCGGGTGGTTCCGGTCCACCCCGAGCTCGCGCCCGTCCTGACCTGGTGGGCGACCGAGGGCTGGCTGCTTTGGGTGGGTCGTCGACCCGGGCCCGACGACTTCCTGGTCCCGGCCGAGACCGGCGTGCCGCTCACCAAGGACGCCAGCTACAAGGCGCTCCGGCGGTCGTGCGAGGCCATCGGCGTTCCGTGGCACGGCGTCCACGGCACGCGTCACACGTTCATCAGCCTGTGCAAACGCGGCGGAGCGGACCACCGGAACCTGCGCACGATCACCCACAACCCGCTCGGCGACATCGTCGATGGCTACACGCGGCAGGACTGGGAGCCGCTCTGCGCGGTCGTTCGCTGCCTCTCGTTTGATCAGGATCTACGGATTTCGCTGCCTTCAGGAAACCACGGGAAAAATCCTTTCATCAAAAATGCATCTGTACCCCTTGTTTTAGCTGGATTGCCAGAAAACACGAAAGCAGAGCCGGGTCTAGCACCCGACGCTTCCGCCACGAAATCAGCTGCGCCAGTAACGCGATCTAACATCCGATCTAACAGTGACCGTCGGAGGCTCACGATCGGGGCATTTGCGCTGGGCTACGTGGCTCGCTCCATGCCCCGGCTGGGCCTCCCGAGGGGCGACTGGGTCGGACGCGCCGAGGCCGCTGTGGCCAGCCTGGAGGCCGCATGACCTCCCCCCTCCCCTGCCCAGGCTGCGCCCACCTGGCCCCCGCCGATGCAGCCCTACTGCCGAGCGGCTGGTGCTGTGTCGGCTGCAGCTCCGTCGAGGCCGTGGCCTGGGCGCAGCTGGGGGAAGGGAGGACGGGGTGAGCACGGTCGGCATTGCGGGCACGGTCCAAGTGCCTCCTGACATGAAACCCGAGGAGCCCCTGACGAAGCTCCTCGGCAAAGACGGCGCCGTGACCGTCGTCCTTTGGTGCTCCGACGACCTGGAGGGCCCAGGCGGCGACGTCCGACTACTCCTCGCGCAGGCGGACGCCTTGGAAGAGATGGCGCGTCACTTGCGAGCAATGACGCTGGTGGAGGTCCCACTCTGATGACCGCCCTCCGCCTCATCACCTCCCGCCCGCTCCGTCGCTCCGTCTGCCCCCTCACAGTCACCGGCACAACGCTTCACCACGTCCCGACGGGGCTGCACTACCGGCTCCCCTGGCACCACGCGCGCTGCTTGGCCGAGGCTATTCACCAGACGCTCGACGGGCCCGCTCAGGTCGCCGCCGCCGGCTTCGTGGTCCGGCGCGTCGGCAAGTTCTTTCTGCTCGACGGCGCTGCGTTCGATTTGCCGCTGGTCCAGCTGACGCGGATGCAGGCGGTTTACCTGGGGACGGAGTTGGCGAGGGTGCGGAGATTGGGGGTGGTGGGTGACTGAGCGCCCAATCCTCTTCAGCGGCGAGATGGTCCGCGCGATCCTCGACGGTCGGAAGACGCAGACGCGGCGGGTCATCACGCCTGGGACGGCGCTTTTCGACGGCAGCTCGTGGCCGAAGACGCGGCCTCCAACGGATGCCGCCTGGGACTGCGCGTTCGTCGACCCTGGTCCTTCTCCGGCTGGAAACCGGGGCCCGTACCTGCAGCTGCCCTTTCCTAAACACGATCACGAGGTGCACCGGATCTACCCACGGATCTGGGCCGGAGATCGCCTCTGGGTCCGCGAAACCTGGGCCACCACTGAGCAGGCGGGCGTGCATCCGTCCGACGCGGAGTTCGTCTATCGCGCCACCGATCCGGCCTGGGGCACAGAGATGGTTGGTTGGAAGTGGCAACCAAGCATCTTCATGCCGCGGTGGGCATCGCGTCTGCTCCTAGACGTCGTGAGCGTGCGTCCTGAGCGACTGCAGGACATCTCCGAGGAGGATGCCAAGACCGAGGGCGTCACGACCGACAAGCAGCGCGGCACCGTCAACGGCGAGCCCGCCGACCTGTACCCAATGACTCACAAGCAGTCCTTCATGTGGCTCTGGGACTCGATCAACGGCAAACGCCCCGGCTGCTCGTGGGCGGCGAATCCGTGGGTTTGGGTAGTCTCGTTCAAGCGGGCGGAGGGGGCAGACCATGGCTGACCTCTGCCAAACCTGCGGCATCCGCTTGGACCCCGACGGGCTTTGCCAGTGCCCGGAGGTGTTGCTGGAGCGCGTCGAATTGCTCGATGGGAAGCTCTACGAGGCACAGGCGGCACTGCGCGGCCTTCTCGGTCTCTGGATCGCCTACACCTGTCCGTACTGCGGCGAGGAAATCTATCGCCTGCCGTTTCATCAGATTCAGAGCACCAGCAACAACGAGACCTGCCGCGCGCACGATGCGCAGTGCTCGGCGATGCACAAGGCGCTCGGTCTGGATCGACTTCGTTCTCTGCGGGCGAAACTGATGCGGGAGCGGGCCGATACGCACGAGGCTAACTCGAAGGTCGCATTCCTCGCTGCCCACGACATGCGGCGAGAGCACTGCTCAGCGCAGGCCGACGTGTACGAAGCGGAAAACGAGTCGCTCATCGAGCGCGCCCGTCGTCTGCGCGCCAAGGCCGATCGCATCGAGCGAGGTGCGCCGTGAGCGAGCGACCGATCCTCTTCCTCGACGTGGACGGCGTGCTCAACTCCAACGAGCACAAAACGCGCGGCGATGTGTGGGGCATGTCCGGCTACCACATAAGCCAACTCGCCCGCGTTCTCCGCGCCACTGGTTGCCAGATCGTAGTTTCGTCGAGCTGGCGCCGTGGCGGCATTGGCCCCGGGTCCGATTTCTACGAGCAGCTCATCGAGCACGCGTTCGGCGGGGCGATTCTGCGCGAAGTCATCGACTCGACCCCACTCGGCGAAAAGCTGTGGACGGATGGCGCGTACAATCGTGGATGGGAAATCGCGCACTGGCTTGGCGAGCACCCAGGCGTCACGTGCTTTGCCATTGTCGACGACGACGAAGACGCCGGCTCCTACGCGCCTGAGCGGTTCGTCCAAACGACCATGCGCTCAGGTCTCACGCCAGCGCTGGCCGACCGATTGATCGCGCTCCTCTGCGAGTCCGAAACCACCACGCCCGCGCCCCAACCGGCAGCGAGCACCAAGTAAGGCCTCATGACCATGCGAGCCCAAGGGACATCTGCACGCGTTCGAACTGAACGGATATTGCCCGCAGGATTGACACGGGTGGGGCGGGGAGGCGCGAGATGACGAGCGAGTCGAATATCGATCCGCGCGCCGTCGAGCTGGCAAAGCGGCATCCGTTCTCGGCGGCCGAGGTGCACACGCTCCTCGTCGACTGCGCGTGGGACGTCAAGATTGCGGAGCAGTTGTTGCTCATGGCGCAGGCGATCGACCGGCCTCTTTCCAAGATTCGTCTGGCTCTGGCCGACATCAAGCGGGGTGCGCAGTGACCGCCCCCTTCCCCTTCCCCTGGCGCCAGCACCTCGCTGAGGCCTTGGCAACGCTCGCCGCTCCGCCAGCGCTCCCGCACATCGAACGCCCGACACCGCGCGGTGACGTCGTCGCGCGCTTCGTGCTCCCGCTGGACCTTTGCAAACCGATCAACCGGCTCGCGCGCTCGGGGACCGCTTCTGCTGGCTGGGCGCTCGGCAAGATGAAGTCCGACGCGCTCACGCTCATGAAGGTGCAGATCCGCGGGAAGCCGTCGAAGGAGCCGCTCACGGGGCGCCCCCCAGGTGCTCTGCGTTCGCTTCTCCTCGGTCGAGCCGGACCACGAAAGCGGGTGGTGCAAGAACCCGGTCGATCGACTCCGCGGCGGGAAGATGGGACTTGGGTTCTTGGTGGATGATGCGCCGAGGTTTCTCGAGCTGCGAACTTGGTGGGAGCCGAGTCCGCCGAAGAAGGGGTTTGTTTTTGTGGAGGTCAGATCGTGAAAATCATCAGAGGCATTCCGACGACCTACCGCGGCATCAACATGCGCAGCCGGACCGAGGCGCGCGTCGCAGCTTTCTTCGACGAGCTAGACTGGGAGTGGGAGTACGAGCCGGACGACCTGAACTACTACATCCCTGATTTCGTGCTGCACCTGCCGCGCGCCGACGTCTTGGTGGAGGTCAAGTCTTCGGTCGAGGACATCGCCGAAGCAAAGACCAAGCTCGAACTCAGCGGGTGGGAGAAGGAGGCAATCATCGTCTCGCGCGGCCCGGGCCTGCTTTCCGCTGGTGACTACGTAATCGGCAACTTGCTGGAGGCGAAAGGACCCGAGCGCCCAGGCCACGAGTGGCACTTGGCAGTCACCAAGTTCTGCATCTCCTGCGGCCGGGTCACATTCATCTCGGACAGCAACAGCTGGCACTGCCGTCACTGCGGAGCTGACGACGGCAACGCACACATCGGAGATTTCGACCCGCGCGAGGCGTGGAAGAACGCGACGAACCGCGTTCAGTGGAGGCCGGAGTGAACCGATACGAGTTCTACCCAGGCGACTATTTGAAGGACACCCTCGGGCTGACGATGCTCGAGGACGGGGCCTATCGAAGACTCTTGGACCACTACTATTCGACCGAGCAACCCATCGCCGATGGCGAGAGGTTTCGCGTCACCAGAGCAAGCTCGAAGGCCGAGCGCGACGCAACCCAGCGGGTTTTGGATAGGTTCTTCCAGAAAACCGAGTCGGTTTGGTCGCACCGCAAGGTCGAGCAGGAGATCGAGAAGGCCATGCCCAAGGTCGCCGCCGCCAGGGAGAACGGTCGAAAGGGCGGCAGACCAAGAACCCACAGAGAACCCAGTGGGTTACAGGCGGATCAGGGTGGAACCGCTACCCAGCATCGATCCAGCGTCAAAATCGCGACCGAATTGGTCAGAGAAGAATCTCCGACCGAAAGCGTTGCTCACGAGACCGCGAAACTGCCTAAGTCGTTAGAATCACATGAGTCGCGAAACCCAGTGGGTTTTCTGGAAGAACCCAGATCGAACCCAGGAGAAACCCAGAGCGAAAGCTATCCTGCTCCTCTATCCTCACTCCCTTCTATTCAAGAGAAAAGTCGGGCTGTCCTACGTGACCCACACTCGCTGAGATTTCACGAGCCCAACCTTTGGCCGGAGGTCGTGGAAGTCGCGAACCTAGTGCACGAAGCGATCGGGCTGAGACCGCCGAAGCTGGCCGGCAAAGATCCCGCGGTCAAAGCGCTACTCGAGCTGTTCGCTGCTGGCCACACCATCGAAGAATTCCACGAAGTCGCTCCGAAGCTGCTCGAGCACCAGTGGTTTTCGACCGTCAAGAAACTCCACGCCCTGACCCCGAGCGTGTTTCGCGACTGTCTCGACGCTGCGCCGCTGGCCAAGGCCGCAGGAAGCGAGTGGGACGATGATTGACCACACCCGAGACGTGAAAAACGCGCTCACCGACGCCGCGCAGCTCGTCACGGCGCTGAACTGGGCCGAGGGCTCGAAGCGGCAACCGCGAGGGCTCGTGATCCGCTGTCCGTCGCACAACGAGCGGAACGCATCGTGCTCCGTCCGCACCGCAAAAGACGGGACGCTCGCGTTCAAGTGCTTCTCGTGCGACTGGTCCGGCGATGCCCTGACGGCGATCGCGCTGGCGCACAATCTCCGGCTCGACGATGCCGACGACTTCCGAGAGGCGCTGGCGATCGGCGCCACCATCGGTGGGCACCTGGGACTCGCCGACGAGATCCGCGGCGGCCGAAAGGCGGAGAAGCGCGAGCCGATTGCGAGGCCGGAGCCCCAACCCGAAGCGGAGTACCCGGAGCTCGCAGAAGTCGAGGCGCTCTGGCGCGCGGCTGGCCCAGTGGCGAAGGATGGCGGGGTTGTGCGGATGCTAGCCGCTCGCGGCATCGACCCATCGGCAGCGGACGACGTGGGCGCAGTGCGGGCCATCCGCGCCGGGCAGGCGCTCCCGCCGTGGGCGATGTTCCGCGGCCGGACGTGGCTCGAGACCGGGCACCGGGTCATCGTGCGGGCCTGGGACTCGAGCGGCGCCCTGCGCTCGGTGCGAGCATGGCGGGCCATCGATGGCGACTCGCCAAAGCGTCTGCCGCCGGCCGGCAAGCGCGCCGCCGGGCTCGTGCAAGCAAACCGCCTGGCGGTCGCAATGCTGCGCCGCGAAGCGTGCCCGCGGCGCCTGATCATCGTCGAGGGCGAGCCCGACTTCGTCACCTGGGCCACCAGGGCCCAGGACGCGGTGATCGGCATCGGATCGGGCAGCTGGACCGCGGAGCACGCCGCCAGTGTGCCGATTGGGACCGAGGTCATCGTGCGCACGCACTGCGATCCGGCGGGCGACCGGTACGCCGCGCACGTCATCGAAACACTGGGAGAGCAGCGCCAGGTCTGGCGCCTACGGGAGGCCGCATGAAGGACGAAAACGACAAGCTGCGAGACGGCGAGCTCCCGGAAGACCCGCGATCTGGGGCCGAGCCAGTGACGCCGAAGGCAAAGGCGACTGCCGAGGACGAGGCGCGGGTGCACACGCTGAGCGGACTACTCCGCGGCGCCCACGAGCGAGCTACGACACCGCGACAGGCCCGGAAGATCCTCACGACCGGGCACTGGAAGATCGATCGGGACACCGGAGGATTCCGGCCTGGGCACGTCTGGATCTTCGGCGCCGAGACCAATTGGGGGAAGAGCTCGTTCCTGACGGCAGTGGCCGACGAGAACCTCCGCGAAGGCCACAAGGTGCTCATCGTGACCGTCGAGGACCCGCCCGAGATGTACGGGACGCGGCTCTACACGAGAAGAGTCCAGGCGAACGCGCGAAACGTCGAGGCTGGGCACCTCACGCTTGAGGAACGGCACCGGGCGGCATCGCTGCAAGCCAGCAATGAGCCAGTCCTGCTCGACGCTCGAGATCGGTCCGTCGAATGGGCCGAGAAGCATGCGCGCCGACTCATGCTGGCCGAGAACATCGACTTGGTCCTGTTCGACTACCTGCACGCCTTCGACTCCGAGAAGCCGCGCCAGGGGCAAGGCCAGGAACGCCGGATGCAGGTGAACTACATCGCGCGCACGCTGACGAACGTCATCAAGTCGCTCAACCGCGCCGGAGTCATCTTCGCGCAGATCACCTGCGAGGACGGCAAGAAGCCGACGAAGTATTCGATCCGCGACTCGCGCGACGTCTCGAACGCCGCCGAGGTCGTGGCTCTGGGCTGGACGCCAGACGTCGACCAACGACGCAAAGAGCGCGACGAGATGACGGGCAGGGTGACGGACGGCGAGGTCATCGCGAAGGCTGGGCAGCGGTGCGTCATCGTCGACAAGAACAAGAGCGGACCGGCAAAGCGCCTCTATTCGATGAACTGGAACGGCGACGGCGCCTACTTCGAGACGGTGCCGCGGCCCATGGATGAGCGCGACGAGTTCTTCGACGGGCTCACCGACGGATTCGAGGAACCCGAACGGAGATACGCCGACCCGTGAGCAAGGGAAAACCCCACACCCCCGCCCAGCGCGCCGCCCTAGCGGCCCGCGTCATAGCCCTCCGCAGTGAGGACCCGCCCGTCACCTACGACGTCATCAAGAAGCGGCTCGGGGTGGGCGCGAACTTTGTTTCGACGGTTTTAAGGGAAGCGAAGAACGAAAGCCAAGAAGGAGAAACCCAGTGAAGACCAAGAACAAGATCAACGACTTCGACCTCTTGCCATCGGTGATGGCGCTCATGCTTCTGCTGCCGCTCAGCATCTTCGGTGCCTATGCGGTGTCGGTCATTTGGGAGATGTTCCTTGTGCCCACACTGCCGAAGATCTCGGTTCTGCAGGGCTGGGGATTCGTCGCGTGTGCCACGCTTGCGGCATCCGATCCGACCAGCGGGAAGGACTTCGGCCCGATGATGACCATCGTGGTCCGCGTGCTTCAAATCGTCTTTGCGCTCGGTTTTGCCTGGTGCGTTCACGCGGTGTTCGCATGACCGAGCGCGACTTCTGCTACTGGCTCCAGGGCTACTTGGAGATCGCTGGCAGCGAGGCCACTCTGACGCCGGAGCGCGTCGAATGCGTCAAGCGACACCTTGACATGGTGTTCGTGCACACGATCGATCCTTCGTACGGGGACAAGGGGAAGCAGCAAAAGCTGGACGCCATCCACAGCCCAGGGCCGCCTCATTTCCCGCCGCTGGCGAGATGCTGAAATCAGAAAACCCCACCAGCTCACGCCAGCAGGGCCCTCCGGACAGCCACGTCGGGAAGGACTGTAGCACAGGTGGAAGCAACTTCGAGAAAGCGAAAGCACGTCGCACGTGTGAACGGTGAGCTAGTCGGTAGGGACGCCGCGCGGGATGCCAAGAGGCGCCGGTCAAACGTCGATGCCGAGCTCCCCATGGCGGACCAAGCGACGCTCTCCTGGTTTTTGAGCCACGGTCTGGCCGCCTTCGAGCGCTCGACGATGGGCCCAATGCTCGACCACGCCGAGCTCTACGGCCACGGGTCGGTCAAGTGCGGCGGGTGCCGAGGTCAGGGGATCCGGCAGAACGGCGACTGGTGCGACAAGTGCAAGGGCACAGGGGCCTTCCCGTTCGAGCTCGACCGGCGCAACCGCTCGCCCGAGGAATTGCCGGTCGACGAGACCCAGGGCTCGGGCGGCGGCTACGTCCCCGACGACACCGTGATGACGCGCTACGCCGTGGTTTCCCGCCGTCTGAGCCGCCTCAGCGCCGAGAGCCGACTGGCCATCGAGGCCCACCAAGGGCCGCAAGGGGACCGGTGCTCGCTGGAACCAGGCCACCGGCTCATCGCGGTCTACCCGCTCGTTCCTGCCGGCAAAAAGCTCGTCCGCCTGGCCCACGAAGACCTCGACGACCGAGAGCACGATCGCTCGCCCTACGCCGAGGCGCCGGCCTACGAGCGCGCGTTCCGCCAGTGCGCCTGGCAGAAGACCAAGCCCATCAACAACCGCGGCGCGCTCATCGAAGCCGCCGAGAGCCAGGCCGCGGAGCTCTTCCTCGGAGCTGTCGACGAGTGGATGGCCCAGCGGGGGACCGATGCCTCGTAGGCCACCGAGGGGGTATCTGAGCACGGCGCAGGTCGCCGAGCTCTTCGGGTCCAAGGAATGGCCCGTGCGACGTGTGCGACGTTGGCTCACACGAGAGGGGGCGCTCGTGCGCAAAGGTCGACACCTCTACACGACGCGCTCAAAGCTCCGCGTGGCTTTCCGAGACGTCTTCGATGAGCTGTTCTGGCAGCAGTTCTAGGCAATGCGCGATCATGAGAGCCACCGAGGACCACCGAGAGCCATTCCGCGCCCCTACTACCTGTAGGATCCGACGGCGATGAGTCAGCCGGACACCTCGCCAGGATGCTCACCCACGCCATGACCCGCCCGCTACCGCGGAAGTGGCTTGCGGACTACCGCCCGCCCCAAGAAGCGCGCGAGCCTGTCGGCTTCAACCAGCGCATCCGCATGGTCGCCCTGGCCCGAGACGAAGCCCGCCAAGAGCGAGAGCGCCTACGGACCGAGCGACGTCGAGCCAGTCAGTGACCTCCCAGCACACCCGCCGATCCAGCTCCTGGGCCAGGCGTCTCGATGACGATGTGCCGGAGGTGGTGACGGTGCCCGAGCAGGACAGGTGGGCGCCGGTTCACGCCAAGGTCTGCCGAGGCGTTGTGCGGGTGGTGGGGGCGAGGGCTCCAAAGTTCAACCTAGCCTGAGGCAATCAGGCCGGCCGCTGTCCCGTAGGCAGCACTCCCCTACGGGTCGCCGCCGGTAACGGGCGCTGGGAGTTGAGAGAAGATGGCACGCAAGCCGAAGGGCGAAGCTGCGGCTAAGTCCCGGTCGAACAAGCCCGGGCGCAAGCCCGGAACGCCAGACTACCCGCTCGAGAAGCGGGAAGAGTTCCGAGCGCACTACCTGCTGAGCGGCGTGGTGGCTCAGTCGGCGCGGGCTGTCGCGGTTCCCGAAACGACGGCTCATGGCTGGGCGAAGGAGCTCTGCAAGGAGCCCGCCTTCGCAGAAGATCGGAGGGACCTACGCGTGAGGTACCTCGACGAGCTCGTGGCCATGAGAATGCGGGTCGCGGTCACGTCACTCGAGCGCTTCGAGGACGACCTCCCGATGCCCGAACTGGTCGGCGAAGGGGCCCAGGTCACCATCATCGACAAGCGCCCGGACTACGGCGACTTGGTGCTGGCGGCGGAGAAGAACGCCCACAACCTGGTCAAGCTCGAGAAGCCCGAAGACCCTGACGCCCCTGGCGCCGGCGGCAACACGGTGACCATCAGCATTCGCGGGCCGGCGACGGTCGCTGCCGGTGGGTAAGAACATCGAGCTGGATTTCCAGCTCAACGCTCCGCAGTTCGCCGCCTTCCAGGCTTTCGAACCCGGCGTCACCGTCTTCACCGGATGGGGCCGAGGCGTCGGCAAGAGCTGGTTTCATCGGTTCCTCTGGTGGAACCTCGTCGCCAAGTGGGACGGCGTAGTCCGCAAGGACGCGCTCAAGCCGTTCCGTGGTGTGCGCATCGCGATCCTGATGCCCACCCTGAAGCAGTTCAAGGACGTCCACCTGGACGGCATCCTGAACGAGCTCGAAGGTGACTGGTCCTTCCTCGGCGGCAAGGTCAACGGGCAGACCGGCTCGGTTCGCTTCCCTGGCGGGAGCTGGATCAAGCCGATGCCGGCGCGGCTCTACACGTCCAAGACGGCTCGCGGTCTCCGGTGTGACCTAGTCGATTCCGACGAGTGCGACGACATCGACCCGGAAGCGCATGACGGCGTAGCCGTTCCGTGGCTGTCCGAGCCCTGGTCGCTCAACATGGAGGCGATGGGCGGCACGCCAACGCGTGGTCGGCACGGCCTCTGGTGGCGAATGCTCGAGGACGGCCGCAAGGGCGCCCGACTCCGAGCCGGCGAAGACCCCGAAGTCGTTGGCGTCGACCCAGACAACGTCGAGGCCATCAAGTCGATCTTCGCGTTCCACGCCACCTACCGAGACGCGCCAGAAACCGTCAGCCCGAAGGCCGTAGCCAAGGCCAAGGCAACCACCCCCAAGGCCACCTTCGAGCGGGAGTGGGAAGCCAACCCCGACGCTGGCGAAGGACTCGTCTATCAGGAGTTCGACTCGGAGTTCCACGTCAGGACGGCGCCCGACTGGAAGACATTCGGCGAGTTCGTGGTCGGCGCTGACTTCGGCGACGTCGACCCCGCGGTTCTTCTGCTCATTGGTATTCAGGGGCACGGCAACGATGCCGTCGCATGGTGCCTGGATGAGTGGTACGAGCCCGGCACGCTCAATAGCGTCTGGGACGAACGGGCCAAGGCCTGGCGCTTCGCAACGTTCTACCCGGACCCAAGCCGCCAAGATCGCATTCGCGACTGGCGATCCTTCGGGCTTCGCGTCGAGGACATCCCGGCCGAGGTCAAGCCGATCGCCGCTGGCATCGGGCGGGTCGCCGAGATGCTCTTCCGTCGCAAGACGGAATACGAGCGACACGGCGAGACCAGAGTCCACGAGTACGCGCGGCTCTACTTTGATCCGAAGTGCAAGAACGTCATCCGTGAGATGGGGCTCTACCGTCGGAAAAAGCTGCCAGACGGGACCTTCTCTGAGGACCCCGTCGACAAGAACAACCACGGGGCCGACAGCCTCCGGTACGGCCTAGGCGGCAGGTTTGGCCGAGCCTCCAACTCCCGCCACGTCACCTCCGGCCGATGACCACCGAGCAGATCCAAGGCCTCGACGCCGCCCAGAAGGCCGCGTTGGCCAATATGAGCCCGCGGTACCGCAGGCTCGATGCGCTCGAAAAGTGGGTCGACGGGACGCAGTACAAGGGACGGCCGGATTGGTGGACCGGCGGGCCAGAGGAGAAACCGCTTTGGGAGCGCGAGCCTTGCGTCGTGTACCCGGTCGTTCAGATCGCGGCGCAGTCGAACACGGACCTTTGCCTCGGCGAGTCGCGGTTCCCTCGGTTCGTCATCGGTGAAACCGAAGCTGAGGCATCGAAGGACGGCAAGCCCAAGGCCAATCCGCTCGACGGTTTCCTCGCCAAATACCACACGCTCTCTCGCTTCCCGACGGCCTGCCGCGAGGCACTGACGGCGGCGCAGGGCTGCGGAACGGTCGTTGCGCTGCAGGGCGCCAAGAACGGCAAGCCCTTCATCGAGCTCCTGCCGGCCAAGTGGTGCACGCCGGAGGAGGACGCAAAGGGCGAGCTCGTCAAGCTCACCATCGAGTACCCCTACCTCGACGAGCGCAAGCAGTCGGACGGTACGTGGGTCGCCGAGGCGATGCTTTACCGGCGCGTCATCGACCAGAAGCGCGACGTCGTCTACGTGCCGCAAAAGGCGGACGGAAGCGGGCGGCAGCCGACTGCCTGGGCCGAGGATCCGGCGAAGTCGGCGGACCATAACCTCGGGTTCGTCCCGGTCGTCTGGTACGCGTTCATGCGCGGTTGCCAGCCCGTCAACGTCATCGACGGCAAGGCGATCCACCAGTGGATCACCGACGAGATCCAGGCGCACGACATCGCGCGCAGCCAGTGGCATCGCGGGGCGCTCTACAGCGAGCCGCAGATGTACGAAATCGGGGTCGAGCCCGGCTACAATCCCACGGGCTCCGGTCGCGTCGCGATGGTGCCGACCACCGAGCACGGTGGCCCGGTCACTCCGGACAACCCGATCACGGGCGGCTTCATCGACGGTCCCGGGACGCGCGAGGCTCGCAAGAAGGGCCCGAATCACGTCTACCAGTACCCGAACAAGGACACCAAGGTCGGCGCGGTCGAGTATGGGGCCGGAGCACTGAAGTCCCAGCAGGAAAACTGCTCGGACTTGCGCATCAAGATTCAAGAGGCGCTCTGCGTCGTGTTTCTCGACCCCGAGAACATGAAGCTCGCGAGCACCATCAGCGGCAAGGCACTCGAGGCCATCAAGGAAAAGCAGATCGACCGCTGCGGTCAGATCCGCGAGGACTTCCGCGACGGGTTCCTGGTGCCATGCCTGCAGATGCAGCTTCGGCTCGCGCGCAAGCTCGGCAAGACGCTGAAGGTCAAGGGCCTGGAAGAGGCACTCAAGGCCCTCGGCGTCAACGAAGAAGTCGAGATCGAGACCGTCTACGGCTCGTTCTACAAGCCCGACCCGGCCGAGCAGAAGGCGCTCATCGAGCTCCTAGCACTGGCCGCCAAGGAAGGTTTCCTCGACAGCGAAACGGCCATCGAGCGCGCCGCCCAGATCTTCGGCGTCCAGGACGTCGACGCCCTGAAGGAACGCATCAAGCGCGACCGCATCGCCAAGGAAGAACGCGAGATCGCAACCCTGAAACGGTGGTCTGCAGATGGTGGAAGCCGAGTTCCGGGAGATCCTCCGGCAGTTCCCAAGAGTGGCGCTAGTCGGCGGGCCCAAGATGGGCAAGACGACGCTAGCGCGGCTGAGTGACGGCCGACCGGTCGTGCACAGCGTCCTCGATGGCGAGGAGATCGAGGCAACGCCCTACTCGACTCTCGTGGTCGGCGGGTACGAGCCCGACACGCCGGCCAAAATCATCGCGGCGTGCCAGCTCCTGCCGAGCTTCATCGTCGAGGGCGTGCAGGTTGCTCGAGCGCTCCGCGGCCCCAAGCTCGATGGCATTCGCCTCCCGGGCCTAGTGGTCGACGCCGCTGTCTACCTGCAGCGCCCCAAGGTGACCGAGCGACTCGACGGTCAGATCTCCCAAGCCGTCGGGACGCGCACCATTTTCGATGAGTGGCACGCCGCTCACCAGCACATCCCTGTTTTCTTCGAAAGCATCCGAGAATGAAGCCCTGCCTTTGCTGCAAGAACCAGGCGGACGACGCCGCAAAGACGTGTCCCGCATGTGGTGAGGCGTCGTTCGGCGAGCCCGTCGCTGCCGCGAAGGCGGAAAGCCAGGCCACCGGCACCAAGAAGGGCGGCTCGCGCGCCAAGAAGGGCGGCGAGGAATGATCGAGACCAAGCTCTTTGAGCTCACGGGAACAAGCCCGGCCAGCGCCATCACGGCGCTCGGATCCGTCGCTCGCGGCCTCGACGCCTACGATGACTTCACCATCGACGCTCGCCTGACCGGCGCTACCGGCGGCACACTCGACGTGTACCTGCAGCGCAAAGTCGCAGACGACGTATGGGTCGACTGGTTGCACTTCGCCCAGGTCAGTGCGGCCGCGGCCGCTGCCTCGTTCTCCACATGCACAAGCGGACGCACGGCGCTCTCGACTGGCCAGGTCCTGGCGGTAGCTCAGGGCACCGATTCCTCGGCTGGCACGCCTGCTCTGACGGCCGGCGCCTTCGTTGGCGGTCATCCGGGACAGGCAGTCCGCGTGGTCTTCGTAGCCGGGGCGAGCACGAGCGCCGGTGCAGCGCAGACCGTCCGCATCACCGCGCGAAAGACGTCGGGCTGATGTCGATCAAACCTGTTGGCGACACCGTCGCTGTCCGCTTCGTTGAACTCGACGAGGAGGGACTCAAAGCCGCTCGCGCCGCTTGGGAGAGCCCGGCGCCGCTTCCAGAAAACGAGCGCGATCCAGTCTTGGCGGTGGTCGTCGGTGTTGGCACCGAAGTCACCCGCAAGGGTTTCAAGAAGGGCGACACTGTCCTTCTGAGACCGTACGCCGTGAACGGCACCGAACTCACCGATGGCGTCTACGCCGTCGATGCGTACTCCGTCATGGCCGTCGTCACCGAGTAGCCAACCTCACCACGCGAAGCCGGCGGTTAACGGGCGAACGAGGGAAGCATGTTCATCAAGCGAAGCGGCAGTTTTTTGTTCGACGAGGTCACGGTCCCCGATGCAGGGGCCGGCGCATCCGGAGGCGGGTCAGCGGCCACCACGACCGGAGCGACAGGCGCAACAGCGGCGAGTTCCGCCGCGGGCACCGATGAAAAGGACCCGGAGGCGCAGGCCAAGTGGCTGAAAGGCCGGCTTGAGCAGGCCAAGAAGTCTGGCGAGAAGGAGCTGCTGAAGTCTCTCGGCGTCGAGAAGCCCGAGGACGTCAAGGCAGCGCTCGACCGGCTCAAGACGATCGACGCTGAGAAGCTCACGGCCGACGAGCGGGCCCAGGCCAAGCTGAAGGAACTCGAGCCCCAGGCGGCCCGCGCCGCGACGCTCGAAACCACGGTCAAGGGCTACGCCGAGAAGGAATTCGGCGAACTCACCGACGAGCAAAAGGCGGCGGTCACACGCCTGGCCGGAGAAGACCCGGCCAAAGTACTCGACACCATCGCGACGCTCCGTCCGACTTGGGCAGCCAAGGCCGCAGCTGCCGGGGCGGCGACAGGCACAGCCTCGACGGAGACCGCTGCGGCGTCGACAACCAGCGCCGGCAGGCAGCCCGCTGCCACGTCGACCACGACCACAGTCGACCACAAGGCGGAGTACTCCCGCCTGCGGACCGAGAACCCCGTGCTGGCGGCCGAGTATCGCCAAGCGCACTCCAAGGAGCTGAACGGTGGCTGAGCATGCCTTGGTTTCATGCCCAGGCTGCGGCTCCGAGGTGTGGCCGTTCGAAGAAATGGACGCGCGTGGCGGGCTCGTGAGTCGATGCCCCGCCGAGGGATGCGGTCACCAGTTCCCGCGAGCCGTGGCCGCCGAGGAAGCCTATCGCGGCGCGACGGTCGTGCCGCTTCGGGCAACGATCGAGGCGCTTGCTCCCGCAACGTCTCCAGCATCACCGGTGGAACTCGGGACGCCTGAGCTTCGCTACCTGCGCGACGCGCTCACCCAGTGTGAGGTCGACGTCGACGCTCTGAAAAAGCGCATTCAGCGCGCTCTTGCGCTGATCCAGTAACAACACGGGCCAAAGCGTCGGCCCAAGGAGCAACCGCCAATGGCCGCCGTAACAGGTACCGTTCAGGGCGTTGCTGGATTCACGTCCGGCACCGGCCCTTCCCCCAAGCACACGATCTCGAGCGACGAGTACGAGACCGAGGGCGCATTCGTCACCGTCACCTTCCCCGCCGGCACCTACGCCGCAGCGGACGACGCGGTCTTCGACGCAGCGACCGCCATCCAGAACAGCAAGCGCGACGGCAAGACCGTCACCTGCCTGGGCGGCGTCTTCGTGTCGGCCGGTCTGGAGAACGGCACCGTCGTGGGCGCGGGCGCGTGCACGATCTCGAGCGGGAACATCAAGTGCCCGCTCCTGCAGGAAGACCTGTCCACCGAGCACGCAGACGGGGCGATGAACGCCACGTGGACGCGTCCGCTCACGTTCTTCGTCGCCTACCGCAACAAGGTGAACGGCGAGTAACCGAGGCCCCGAGCACTCGAGGAAAACACCATGAATGCGATCAACCGAGCGACTCTTCCGCAAGAGTTCTACGACATCACGAGCGACCGGCTTCTGCTCTCGCCCGAGCCCCAGTACCTGCACGCGCGCCTCTGGAAGAACGCGCTGAAGGCCACGCTGTCCCCGGATGCTCTCCTGGGCATCCAGGTTGCCGGGCGCCAGTTTGGCAGCAACGGCGCCGAGTATCAGACCGACGTCGAGGCCGGTCGGCTCACCCTGAGCGACGACCTCATGACCTCGCTCGTCGAGCTGGTGCCGGAGTTCGGCAACGGGGTCGGCCACACGGTGCGCCTCAACCGACCGGAGTTCACGAACACCGTCTACACCGAGGCCTCTCGTGAAATCCCCAGCGGGACCACGATCTCGACGACTCCGGTCGGCGTGAGCGCCTCCCAGGTCCCCGTGACGCTGAAGCGGTACGGCGGCCCGGTGGCGGACACGAGCGCAACCGGCGGCGTCCGTCCGTACGCGGTCGAGCGCTTCGACGGGTCGGTGATGAAGCATCGCCCGGCCCAGATCGTCGGCCTCAACCTGAAGCGGGACTTCGACCGCACGCTCGACGGCTTCATGGTGAAGCTGTTCGACCAGGTGCCGTCTGGCAACGTGGTTCGCCCGACCGGCTTCTCGACGGACGACAGTTCGACGATCGCAGGTGACGCACCCATGAGCTACGCCGTTCTGGCCGAACTCGAGCGCGCCATGGATGCGGCCAACATCGGCCGGCTCCCCGACGGAAAGCGCGTCTTCATCGCGACCCCGCGCCAGAAGAAGCAACTGAGCGGCGACGCCCAGTTCTCGCGCCTCAGCGAGAATCACCCGCTGTTCAACGCCCTCTACGCCGGGTCCTACTGGCGCACCGTGGGCGCGTTCCACGTTTTCTCGTCGAACACGCTCACCACGGTCGCGAACAGCAGCTCCGTCGACATCAACTACGGCCAGGCCATGGGCCCGGGCGCAGTGGGTTGCGGCCTCGGCTCGGTACCCCGCGTGGCGAACCACACCAACGACAACTACGGCGAGACCGCCTTCGTCATCTGGCTGATGTACGCAGCGTTCGCCATGCTCGACTCGCGGTTCGTCTTCCGCGCGGCGACCTCCTGAAAGGGCACCCCCAGCATGTCGCGAAACGATCGCCTGGTGCGTCTGTACCAACGGACCACCGGCACCCTGGATGCGGTTGCAGCCGGGACCGTCACTGGCATGGGCGCGCTGCTCATGCACATCGTCGAGAAGGGAACCCTCTCGGCGCGCGTCCTGGTCGACATCGAGACCAGCACGATCACCGTCACGCCGTCCTGGCAGATCAGCCACGATGGCACGACCTGGGAGGACGTGGTGTTGCCCAACAACGCCGCAAACGTCTCTCTCGGGACCGGCACGGCCGGCGCCGATGCGGCAATCACGCGGAACATCTCGGCGCCTGACGGCGTCTATGGTGCCCGCTACTGCCGCCTGGCTCTGACGCCGGGGGTCACTACGGGCGCAGCGGTGGACACGTACGACGTGTCGTACTCGTTCGCTCGAGACGACCTGGTCTGATCGGACGACGGGTCCGCGCCCACCCAGGCCTAAGCGCTCCCCTCTCCCGAGCGCGCTGGTCGGAAGAGGCGCACCTTGTAGGGCCGGCTCGGACCGGCGCGTGAAATCGCTCCTGCCGTCATGACGACCCCGACCAACACCCGGCCACGAGTCAGCCTTCCCCGGAGGGCCTGATTCGTGGCCATTGTTGTTGAAGACGGGTCGATCGTGGAGGGGGCGAATAGCTACCTTTCCCTCGAAGCCGTGCGGGCGTTCGCGCTCGCTCGTGGCGTCACCCTGAGCTCGACGGACGCTCTCGTGGAACAGCAGCTCATCCTGGCCGCCGACTACATCGAGTCCAAAGAGATCCGGTTCGTTGGCTACCGGGCGGACCCGGAGAATCAGGTCCTTTGCTGGCCGCGGAACGCCTACTGCGTCCGCAGCGACGAAGTGCCGGCCAAGATCCGCCAGGCCCAGGGCTTTCTCGTGATGGCCCAGGCCAGCGCCACGCCCGTCAACATCCTGCCCGTCGGCTCGCCTCCGGAGCCCTTCCCGGTCACCAAGAAGAAGCTCGGGCCGCTCGAGAAGACCTATGCCGCCACGCCCGGCGCTGTCGTCCCGACCCTGCCCACCGTCCCCGCCGCCGAAGAAGCTCTCGCCTTCTACTACAAGCGGAGCGGAAGCCGGCTCGAGGTCTACTGATGGCGCTCTTCACGCCCGAAGAGGTCATCGCGCTTCTGTCGGACCCGGATTGGAGACAGCCCGCCCTCTGGCGCACCATCCGCACCGACGTCGCCGAAGACGCGGCGGAGCCGTTGCAGAACGCGACGACGGACGTGGCCTGCTTCGCCGTCAAGCTGCCCACGGACCGCGTCGGGGACGAAACCCGCCACTCCTCGACAGATGAGCAGCCCGAGGGTTGCTCGATCTTCTACGTGTCGCCGCCTGCCGGAGTCACCCCGAGCAAGAAGGACATCCTGGTCATCGGCGAGCGCGAATACAGCATCGAGAGCCTCGATCTGCTCGCTCCGGCCGGGACGCTGCTGCTCATCACTGCTACGGTGTACGAGTAATGAACCTCGCCCTAAAGGACGAGGCTTTGCGCCTCAACTCCACGGCCTCCGCGCGCCGCTTCAACGTTGGACACGATGGGCCGCATTACTTCGGCCCTGGATGCGACATTGCGGGCGCCGACGATGTCGGCGTGCTCCGCAAAACCGCACCCGGTGCAGACGAACTCGGCCTGGCTCCGGCGATTCGCCTTGTCGATACATCCACAGACTGGACACGTTCTGCTCGTGTTGCGCGGATCGACGAGCACGACAGGGACGCCCGCGAGGGCGGCCTTGTATTCGAGGAATGCACGCAACTGGAAGAACGACCACCCGTGCAGATGCGCTCGCTGAGCCTTTTTCACCGTTGCCCGGGCGCGGATGCCTTGGAGATTCTCCAGTGCGATTCCTCGATCGGTGCCCTTGGCCTTGCGAACGATTTGCTTGCTGATGACGTGGTTGGTGTGAGCGTGGAAATGCTGTTCTCGCCCGCGAAGCCTTCGGAGGTGGCGCTTGGCGCTCTTGGTGCCGCGGCGCTGAAGAGCAGCGCGGAGCTTTCCAATGCGCGACCGGACAGCCAGCGTCGTCTCTCCAGAGTGCACCTCGGTGTCGGAGTCCACCGCCAGGTTGCGGATTCCCAGATCGACCCCAAGCCACCCCTCGGGATCGATCGGAGCTCCGTCAGGCACCTCGACGGTGACGAACAGGTAGAGCTTGCCGCGGCGGTAGACCAGATCGGCCTGACCGCGCACGCCGTCGAGTCGAGCTGCATGGTAGGCGCCTATGGCGCACGGGACGACAACGCGCCCGTCGAGCGCGAGCAGGCTCAGGCGGTCAAGCCCGTTCTTGAAGCTATACAGGCGCTGGTCATACGGGATGGCGCCGAGCACCTTGAAGCGGCAGAGCTTCGAGCGATCGCGCTTGTAGACCTCGCAGACTTTCGAGATGGCGCGCACTGTGTGCTGAGCGGACAGGCCGAAGCGCTCTCGGATCTCCCGGTAGTAGAGCTTCTGGAGCCGGATCTTGTCGGCCGACTGAATCTCGAATGCTCTCTCGGCCAACCACGAGCACGCCTCGTTGACCCGTCGGATCGTCGCGAGCAGGCGAGCCCTTTCTTCCGGGGACGGCAGCAGTTTCACCGTGGCAATGAGCTTCACGGCCATAGACGTAGCACGTCTAAGCCGGCGCGCAACAGGCCAGGCCGCTTCCTCCCCGCCGTGAACGACGGGGCTTCCGCGGCTGCCAAGGCACAGGGAGGTAGCACATGATCTCCCTGGTCGACGGTCAGCGCGCCATCCTCCGCATGGCTGAACGTGCCATCCGGGAAGTGTGGGTTGTCCAGCTCGGTGGACCGCCCGAAGACGGAGCGCTCCGCATGGAGGGCGTCGAGGAGCCGGAGACGTTTCGCGGGGACTTCTACACGCGGTCGAGCATTGTTCTCCCTGACGACGAGCACATGCAGAAGCTCGCCGGAATCGGGCTCATCGACGACTCAACGGCGGCCAGATATCGCTACATCGGCAACCTGCACGTCCAGGTCTTCGGCAAGAAGAGCGTGGCGGGCTCGCTGTTCAAGGCCAAGGACATCGCCGACGCCATCAAGAAGAAGTTCGTCGGCCGCCGGGATCGGGAAACCGGCATCGAGTTCATGGCCGTTCGCCTGAAGAACGAGTCGACCGAGAAGCAGTGGTACCACGTCCGCACTGTGGCCGACTTCCAGTTCGACGAAGTGCTGAGCGTGGCGGGTTAGGCCAGCGTGATGACGCCTCTGCCGCGGTCGACGTGAGTCACGACCGCTACGCCGCGCGACGGTCCGAACTCGCCACTCCAGGTGAGGAGCAATCGGTCGCCAGCGAAGAAGGCAATAGAGGCGCCGAGAATCTGCGATGTGCCGCCAATCTCCGGGGCAACCATCGCAGCCGCCACCGCGCCCATGAATCCGCGTCGGGTGAGCTTGCTCATGGCAGATCCCACGGCGGGCAGGCCCAGTGCGAAACCCAGTCGATGACGATCGCGTTGCCGTCGCCGGTCACCCAGCGCCCACTGTCCGGCCACACGAGAGACCACTCTCGGCTGTCCTTGTCGGCGCTCCGGTAGCCGTGGAACACGAGGATCGGACCTTCGCCGACCAGCGCGTTGCCCTCGTGGATTTCGAGCGTCGCCATCCCCTGACCCTACCACGCCACCCCTAGCCAGGGTCCCCCAAATCCAGCGTTCGCCCATCCGGGCGCCCCCAACCACCCCCGCCCACCTCGCGTGCGGCAGGCCTGACGACTTTCGCCCGGAGCTCGGGCCGAGACGGAGAAACGCATGACCATCAGCACCAACGTCACCGCCCTGAACATCGGCATCGAGAGCAGCCTCAATACGGCGCCCGCCGTGCTCCGCGGCGTCGAGCCGAACAGCTACGCGGACTCTGGCCCACGCTTCGACCAGATCGCCCGAGACGTCATCAGCTCTCGCCGTGACCGAGTGAAGGGCACTCAGGTCGACGTCAAGATCCCGTTCGGGTTCCAGTTCGATTGGACCCAGACGACCATGCTGCCCTTCCTGCAGGGCGTCATGTGGAACCCGACGGTCGACAAGGCCGGGACGGCTCCGATCACCGGTACCCAGGTCACCATCACGAGCGTTTCGAGCACTACGACCTACAACGCCGCAAGCGGCCTCACGACCCTCGGTGTGGCGGGGCACTTGGTCCTGGCTGAATCCTTCACGAACTCGGCCACCAACGGCCTGAAGCTGGTCGCCTCGGGCAGCTCCACGACCGTGGTCACGACCGGCCTGACGAACGAGACCCCGCCTGCCGGCGCCAAGCTCACCCTGGTGGGCCATCAGTTCGGGTCGGCCGACGTGGCCGCGACCCTGGCCGGCAGCTTTGCCACCCTGACGAGCGCCGCGAGCGCCTTCGTAACTGGCCTGCCCGGAGTGGCAGCCGGCGAGTGGATCATCGTGGGCGGAGACGACGCCAACACGTTCTTCGCGACCTGCCCGCTCTTCATGGGCCGAGTGCGCACGATTGCTGCCGGCACCATCGTGCTCGACGACGTCATCACGCTCGGCGGGGCTTCGTTCTCGGCCGATGCCGGGACCGGCAAGACCATTCAGATCTTCACCGGCGGCAAGCTCACGAACGGCTCGACGCGGCAGCTCATCCACTCGGAAGTCCAGCTCGGCCAGGGCGCCACCGCCACGCAGGCTATGTACCTGACCGGCGGCGTGGCCAACACGCTGACGATCGGCGTCCCGAGCAAGAGCAAGATCATCGGCGACATCGCCTACAACTGCCACGGCTACTACTTCAAGAGCGGCGAGAGCGGCGACGAGATCGTCAGCGCGACGCGCACGAGCGACGCGGCCGAGGACCCGTTCAACACGGCCACGGACATCAAGGCGCTGAAGCTCTCGGTGGCCGACGACGACAGCATCCACGATGCGCTCTTCGCCTACGCGGTCGAGGGCAGCATCGAGATCAACAACAACGTCTTCGTCGAGAACGCCCTGGGCGTCTTCGGCCCGCACAACATCGACTGCGGCACGTTCTTCTGCGACCTGAAGCTCAACGCCTTCTTCGAGGGCACGGACGCCATGGAGTCGCTGGCCGAAAACCAGAACATCCAGTGCACCAAGGTCATCGCGCAGTCGAGCACTCAGAAGGGCTTCATCTTCGATGTGCCGCGCGGTACCCTGGGCGGCAACGTCGAGCTGTCGAAGGACCAATCGATCAAGGCACCTCTGACGCTCTCCGGAGCTCGCAGCCGGTTCGGTCACACGCTCATGATCAACTACTTCGCCTACTACCCCGAGTGGTTGGCGTCGGCTGGTCTGAGCTGAGTCGCGGGGGAGGAAAGAGGAGAGGCATGAGTCTGAACAAGTTCAAACCGGACCAGAAGAAGCGCGAAAAGGGCATTCTGGTCGAGCTCGACACGCGGGGCGACCGCCTCATCGGGCGGGCCGTGGCGAGCGTCGGCAAGTTCCCGACGTTCCAGATGGCGCTCTGCACCGACGACAACCCGACCTTCGAGAAAGAGCGCGAGCGCGTCAACCGCGGGCCGCGCGCTTCGGGCGAGGAGCTTTCGGCGGATAGGAAGGCCGAGCTGCTCATCGAGGCCGTCGTCAACGTCGCCCTCTTCAATTGGTGGAACGTGCCGGACGACGAGGAGAAGGACCTCCCGTTCAGCCGCGAGAACGCCAAGGCGCGTTTCGCCCAGATCCCCGATGCGTTCTGGGCCGCTCTGGCCGTTGCCCAGGACAGCAAGAACTTCCGCGTCGACCCGCCGGCGAACCCGGACGCAGACGCAAAAAACTCCTAGAGGTCATCGAGCAGGCGAGGCTCGGGGCCGACAAAAAGCAGATTCGCAGCCAGACGGCGTTTGCCCCGGCGCCCAAGGCCCTGAAGAAGGCGGAGCCAAAGCTGCTCCCTGGCCTCGGGCGCTTCTTTCGCGCCTGGTGGGAGATCGACACCGAGCGGACGATCTACGACTGGGGCATCGGCCCGATCCCGTGGTCTGCCATCCGGCGCTACGGGCGCTCGATCGGCTACTCGGGTCGCGACCTCGACTACTTCGTCGAAGTGATGCGCCGCGTTGACATCGGGCACCGCGTGAAAGACGCGGAACGCAGGACGAGCCAGTCCAAGACGACCATCGCCGCGCCGCCGTTGCCCAAGGCACCGCCCAAGCGCGGGCGTCGCAATAGGTAACCACCCCCGCGCCATGCAGACCTTCAAGGAAGTCCGAAACGGTCTGCGCTCTGCGCTCGAAGGGGCGACGCGCGAGGCCAACGAGCGAACCAAGAAGGCCGTCCGCGCGGGCGTCAAGTACCTGATCGAGGCAACGCCGGTCGACACGACGCGGGCCGAATCGAACTGGCAGGTCGGGCTTGGCTCTCCGCGTCAGACCGAGATCGAGCCTCGTGGCGAGACGCGCTCGACCTCAGGCGCTGCGACCTACGCCGAAGCGGACCGCGTCATCCGCAACAAGAAGGCCGGGCAGACCGTCTACCTGACGAACCCGACGAAATACATCGGCCGGCTGAATGCGGGCTCGTCCACGCAAGCGCCCGCCGGATTCATCGAGGCCGCCGGTCTCATCATGCGCGAAGTCCTGAAGCAGCCGAGCGGCTGGAGCAAACGTGGCTGACGGGATCGATTTCGTTGTCTCTGATCGCGTCTCGCCGACGATCAAGGCCAAGCTCAACGAGATCGCCAACGCGTCCGACAAGACGGCGGCCGCTCAGGCCCGCCAGGCCGCGTCCGCGATCCGAGCTGCGTCGTCCGCCGCTGCAGCTGCGGAGCGCTATGCCCAGGCCAACTACAAGACTTCCGCAGCGGCCAACGCCAACACCGTCTCCCACCTGAAGCTCGTTCAGGCGGAGCAGAAGACCGCGCAGGCCACGCTCGCCACGGCCACGGCGCAAGACAAGGCCGCTCTCTCGGCGCTCAAACTGGCCCAGGCGCGGGACAAGGCCGCAGCTTCGGCGGCCAAGCAGGCCGCCGCCGACAAGGCCGCTAGCCGGGCCCAGATGCTCGGTGGCATCGGCGCCGCAGTCGGCGGCGGAGTGGGCGGTATCGGCGGAGCCATCAAAGGCGCCGCGCTGGGCAGCCTCGCGTCAGGCGACCCGTCGTCGATGGCGGCCGGAGGGATCGTACTCGCGGCCGGCGCCGGCATCAGCACGCTCGTCGAGTACGGCGACAAGTACGCGATGCTTCAGAACAGTCTGAAGAACGTCACGGGCAGCCTCGAAACCACGGGCTCGCTCATGGTGCGCCTGAACGAGATCGCGAGCGCGACCAAGGCGCCGCTCGACGCGGTGGCTGAAGGCTACGGCCGTTTTTACCGAGCGCTACAGCCGCTCGGCAAGAGCCAAGAAGAGGTGCTGGCGTTCCAGCAAACGCTCAACACCATGCTGTTTCAGTATGGGAAGACCGGTTCGGAAGCGGCGAGTGCGACCCTCCAACTCACCCAAGCCATGGGCAAGGGCAAGCTCGACGGCGACGAGTTCCGCTCGGTGATGGAGAACCTGCCCGAGCTCGGGACGGCCATCGCCAGAGAACTCGGCGTCATGAAGGGCGAGCTCCTGGAGCTGGCGCCGGCTGGCGCGATCACCGGCGAAGTCATCTACAACGCCATGATCCGGGCCAAGGAAGGCCTCGACAGTCTCCCGGAGCCAGCGGCCACGGTCGGCGGGGCGCTCACGCTTCTGGAGAACAGCGCGACACTCTTCTTCGGTGGACTGGAGAAGCAGCTCGGCATCGTGGCCGCGATGACCAGCGCTCTCACGAGCATGGCCGACGCCATGGGCTTTGCGGCTAAGAGTGCTCAAAACGCGGCGACGGCTGGCCTCGGTCTGAAGGACGCAGCGGACGTCCTGGAGCACTTCAAGGTGCCCGAGGAGTTCCAGCTCAACGACGAGCTCCTGACCGCGGCCGACCGGCTCGCCAAGGCCTACCGAGACCAGGACGATTTCAACAAGAACGCCAGTCGCGGCAACATCGCTCAGCGCACGCAGGCGCTCGAGATCGCCAAGGCCGAATCGGTCGAGCTCTACAACCAGGTCAACGCCATCCAGGATCGCCTGAAGAGCGAGGCGCAGCTTGCCCAGCATCAGCGCGAAGCGGCCGACAAGTCAGCACGCGACGAGGCCAGCAAGAAACCGAAAGGCGGCGGCGGACCGAATGCCGCAGCCCTGGCCGAGAAGAAGTACCAGGCCGAGCTCCTCCAGCTCCGCAAGGAATACGTCGCGGTCGGCATCAAGGACTACGAAAGCGGCATCCGCGCGCAGGGCGTCGAGCTTTCGAAGGCGCAGCTGGCCGCCGAAAAGGACATCGCCTCCGAGCTCGGTCGACAGTTCGACCAGCAGCAGGCCCTGAACGATGCGCAGGCCGAGCACGTCATGCGGGCCGAGTATCTGGCGGACCTGCACAAGGCCATCGCCGAATCGGTCAAGCAGGCCGCCGATACGCCGCCCATCGGCTTTGCGAACGACAACACGTCCCCGACGGGCATCTCCTCCCTTGAGGAAGCCCGCCTAGACGAGCAAACCGGCGTTGCCGCAAACATGCGCACCCGGGATCGCTTCCTAGGCGAATCCGGCAAGGGCAACGCCATGGGCGAGGACTTCTATGCCCCGTCCGGTCAGCTCATCGACCTCGACAAGGCCCGCAAAGAGCGCACCGAGGCGAACAAGAAGACCCCCGACAACGACCCGTATCTCGCCAAAAAGGACCTCGACAAGCGCACCGAGCAGCTCGGCGATTACGGCACCGACTTCGAGTTTCAGGCCCAGGCGCGCGAGGATCTCTACAAGCGCATCGAGGAGCTACAGCAGAAAAGCCTGCTGAACGAGCAAGAGGTCGCCAATGCGCGCATGCGCATCTGGAAGGAAGAGCAGGACAGCAAGCTCAACCTCGCGACGAGCTTCTTCTCCAACTTCGAAGGCCTCATGGCCTCGAAGAACAAGGAGATGTTCGCGATCGGCCAAGCCGCCGCCATCGCCAACGCGACGATCAACACCTACCAGGCAGCAACGGCTGCCTACGCGTCGCTCGCTGGCATTCCCTTCGTCGGCCCCGCGCTCGGTGCTGCGGCCGCTGCTGGCGCCATCGCTTCAGGCCTGGCCAACGTGGCCAACATCGCCGCCCAGCAGCCCGCGGGGTTCAAAGAAGGCGGCTACACCGGGAACATCCCCGCCAACGACGTCGCGGGCGTGGTCCACGGCCGGGAATACGTCATGGATGCGGCCACGACCTCGCGGCTCGGGCGGCACAACCTGGACGCGCTCCGGTCGGGTGATGCGCAGCTGTCGAGTGGCCAGGGCGGCGGGAACCAGGGCGGATCCGGCGGCGCCCAACCCATCGTCAACGTCGCGATCTTCGGCAGCGCTCAGGACGCCAAAACCTGGCTCCAAAGCAGGGACGGCGCCCGCGTGCTCGTGGACGTCATCGGTCAGAACGCCGTGTCCGTGAAGAACCGACTCAAGGCAGCGGGCTGACGCGCGCCGTCTCCCCTGACCCATGCCCCGCCGACTCATCAGCCAGCCCGTCGAAAAGGGCGCGACGGAGACGTGGGCCTGGAAAACCGACGTCCTCTCGTCGGTCATCGGCACCGAGCAGCGCATCAGCCTCCGCGAATACCCGGACGAGACGCTCTCGCTGAAGGTCGCGTTCGGTGACGACGGCCAGGACGTCTTCGAGGCCGAGGTCTTCCTCTCTGGCCAAGACGCCATCGTCCGGAACCTGACCGACAACATCCTCGCCGAGGGCGAAGTCGAGGTCCCGCTTTGGTGGCTTTCCGAGTACCGAATCGGTGGCCATTGGAACAGCGGCACGCAGACCGCGACGCTCATCCTCAGCGAGCACACGCCGTTCTTCGCTGCCGTCGGCGAGGACATCCTGGTCAGGAACGAGACCACGGGCACCTGGCTCCGCGCTGAGGTCACCGCCCGCACCCTCGCCTCCTTCAGCTACGACATCGACTTCGGGTCGAACACCGGCTGGGCCTTCGGGGCCATCGACCTGGTGGCGCCACTCCGGACGGGCCTCGCCAAAGACGGCGCCTCGATGTCCTTCGAGCGCGCGGCTCCCGTCGAGTCCACGTCGCTCTCGGTGCTGCTCGACCGGTCCCAGGGTCGCACGAGCCTCGCCAACGGCGTCACGCTGAACGTCGACACCCCCGGCGGTTACCCGCTGGTCGAGCCCCGCGGCATCATCGACGGCCTGGAGCTCGGCATTGACCCGGGCCTCGAGACCATCGAGTCCCCGACGGGCTTCCCGTACGCGGTCACCCACTGGACCGAGGCCAAGTTCAAGCTCGACTACCGGGACAGCTTCAACCCCTGGCGGCAGGGCGAGCGCTTCGCCTACTGGCGGACGTTCCTCGCCACCGTGCGGGGCTCCCAGGGCGTCTTCTGGCTCCCGACCCGGCGCGGCGAGTTCACGGTCCTGGCAGCGGACAACGACGCCCAGAACATCACGCTCCAAGGCCGGCAATACTACGACCTCTGGTCCAGCTCGACCCTCAAAGCGCTCTGCCTGGACGGCGGGGGCGACTTGCTCGTGGTCCGCCAGGTCACGGGCGTCGAGCTGTCGGGCGACGACACCGTCCTCGAGTTCGGCGACGACTGGTTCGATGAGCCGGTCCTGCAGTGCTCGCTGGTCTTTCCCGTCCGCCTCGACGGCGACACGGTCAGCTGGGACCACGGCGACCAGAGCGCCATCAAGTTCAACGTCGTCTCGGTCGTCTACGACTACCCCTTCGACGAGGAGCCGGTCGACTGGGATGGCCTCTTGGCCAACTACGACGCCAGCGGGACTACGGACGGCGTCTCCGGCGAGATTGGCGGCACGGTCTCCGCGCTCGGGACGGGCAACGTGCAGGTGCCGGTCAATGGCCTTCGGGCCTTGGCCTTCGAGGACGTCACCTTTGACCCGACGCTGGGCGGGACGCTGACGGTCCACGTTTGGGCTGACACGCTGCTCGCGCAATTCCGGGACGGGGACATTCCCGGGCCAGCGGACATGCAGGTCGATGGCCAGGGCGAGGTGCCCATGGTGGCCATCCTGCCCGGCGGATCGCCGTCTATCCCGCTGAAGCCCCTCGGCACGGCGCGCTACATCAGGGCGCACGCTGGTCCGCCGTTCACGGCGCTAGGGCCGAGCCGCGCCACCGCTCCGAGCAGGCAAGAGGACGGCTGGAGGGCGCTCTTTGCCGACGTCGGGTACTACGACCCGTATTGGGCTCCGTACGCGATCGGCTTCGACGACCGGAGCGGGAACGGGAACCATCTCCGGGCCGATGTCGCTCACATCGCCGGACGGGACGACGCCAGCTCGCGCTACGGCGTCTGGGATGGCCCCTTCGAATGCACGTTCGGATCCTCGCTTCCCGCGACGTCCAAGCTCGTGGTGGTCGTCGGGCAAGTCGACACTCTGCCCGATAGCTCCGAGGTCATTGTCCGACTGAACGCAGCCGAAGACTTCCGGGTCGTTCTGGAGTCGGATGGCGGCCTTCACCTAAACCGAGGCAGCGCGTCCGCTTCGATCGGCACGCTGGCTGGCGGCGACTGGTTCATCCTGCTCGCAGTCTTCAACGCGTCCAGCTCCTCGATCCACCTGCTCAAGAACGACGAGACCACCTGGGCAAGCGGGACGGTCAACGACCACGGCGGCTCGTTTGATGCCGCGACAAGCGTGGTGCTCGGCTGGGAGAGCGAAAACCTCGCTCGGTACAACGCCTTTCTCGTTAGCGAAGTCCCCGCCGACATCACAGCCTACCGCAACGGCCTGGCCCGCTACTACGGCTTCAACACCCTCGAATCCGACACCGGCATCGCGCTCACGCCAGCGGACATCGACGGCTGGAAGGTCCTGCACGACGGGACGACAGACTACGTGCTCTCGGTGGTGCTCCGTCTGAACGCCCTGGCGAAGACGACCAGCACGCTTTTGGAGGTCCTGAACGACGCCGAGAACGGCGGCCTCCGCTGGACGTGGAACAAGGACGATAGCGAGCTGACGGTCACGTACATCGGTGTTGCGGGGACGTTCGCGGAGACGTTCGACCTCACGGCGTACGCGTCCGACAAGATGCTCGCGCAGCTGAAGTTCACCGCGGCAACGGGCGGTAGCGCCGCCCTCTACGTCAACGGCGACTCGCAAGGGACGTTCACGCCAACCGGCTTCACCTACTCCGCCGTGCAGCAAAACCCGCTTTTCATCGGCCGAGACCGCGGCTGGACGTTCTGCGAACTGGAGCTGCGGAGTGGGTCGAGCCTGAGCACGACGCTCGACGAGCAGTGGGACGTCGATGTCTGAGTACAACTCTCAAAGCCGCCCCGTCGAGTGCTACAAGTTCACGATCTCGGGGTACGATCCGATGTTTTACACGTCGGACGAGGACGCGTTCACGGGGAGCAGCGAGGAGTACCTGCCGCTGAAGGGGCTCTCGCGCTCCGAGTGGGCCATCGTCCCCTACGGCGAAGACACGGCAGACCTGACCATCACGGTTACCGCGCAGTCCGACATCGCCAAGCGTTGCGGGCTCGCCAAAACGCCCCAAGAGGTCCGGGTCCGATTGCGCCGCTACCAGCGCGGCGTCCCGTCGACACCGGTGATGGCGCTCGAGCGAGTGATGGATAGCGCGACGGTCAAGGGCGACCGTTGCGAGCTGCACTTCGCCGATGTTTTCACATCCGGCCTGGCGGTCGTCATCCCGAAGAACAAGGTCCAGCCGACGTGCAGCTGGCAGCTCGGGGACTCCAACTGCGGCAAGGATGTGAGCGGTCTCGGGCTGAACGTCGTCTCGATCGCCGAGGTTTTCGCGAACCAGCGCATCATGGCGGGCCAGTACGTCATTGATGGCACCTGGATCGACGACGTCCAGCAAGGTGTAGTCGACATGACGGGCGGGGTCATCACGGGCGTCAATGACGACGTCACCCAGAACAAGACCGTCTACGAGATCCACGAGTACCAGTACTCGAACAACAGCTTCCGAGCGCGGGTCGTGCTCCCTACCTCATTCGACATCCCGCTCGCCGGCACGACGTTCACCATGCGGCCGGGCTGCGACAACAGCTACGCGCGGTGTGCGCGCCTCGAAAACACGTCGCGTTTTGGCGCGTTTCCTTGGGTGCCGACTGAGCGCAACAACCCCTTCCAGATCCGCCTCGACAAGAAGAGGAAGGTGTCTTGACGTCTCAGTCGACGGCGGACGCCATCGATCGCGCCGGGTCGGACGAGGACACGACCGAGTTTTCCGGACCTCGCGCGAAATACGGCGACCCGATCCCGTTCATCTTCGGAACGCTCGAGCAGCGCTCGCCAATCTGCATCTGGGCCGGAGACGTCACCCAAGGCAACCCGTTCCCCAACACCCAGAGCTACGTCCTCTCGACCGAGCTATCCGGCGGCGGCACGCTCATCGAAGGATCCGAGGCGAAGCAGTTCTGGTCCTCGCTCGACCTGCTCCTTTGCGAGCGAGTGCTGGTCGACGGGGCTGAGCATGGGTTCATTCGCCTCCGGAAGATTTGGTACGACGGCAAGGTCCTGTGGGATGGCACCGGTCCCGCGTTTACGACGCCGGTCACGACCTCTGGGGATCTGCTGCGTAGCGACCCCAACGGCGACAACGCGGATCCGTCCGACCCGAAGCCAGGCGGGTCCTACCCGAACAACTGGTGGTGGGGCGGAGTCGTCAAGGAAGGCCCGCCCTATCAGTCTGGAGTCGACGCGAATGGCATCGGCGCCGGCGTCCTGAACGGCTGGTGGACGAAGGAACACTCGGGCGTCTGGGCTCAGTACCTCGGCCTGGAGAAGATTTTCTTTCGCGCGGGCAACGGCGCAGAGGCGCCGGACGAGTTCATTGGTTTCTACGAGTTTGGGCCCGACTGGAACACGGCATTCGAGTACGTCTACCCGAGCTATCACAAGTTCGCGCGCCTGAGCTTCAACGAGTTCTGCTGGGGCGACGAGCCGAAGATCGCTGACGTCTCGGTCGAGGTCACGGTCAGCTGCCCGGCCCCTGCGATTGGTGACGACGCGGGCATCATGCCCAATGGGCTCGACGTCAACCCGGTCTCGCTGCTCTACACGCTGCTCACGCACCCGGATTTTTGCGGCGGGCCAAAGCTGCCCGCCGTCGACACGGACTCATTCTCGGCAGCTCGTCAGGTCATCTACGACGAGGAGCTGGGCGCATCCTACCGCCTCGAAAAGGCGGACAAGGCCGGTGAACTCGTCAAGCAGATCCTCGACCACATCGAGGGGCTCCTGCTCATCGACCCGGCAACCGGGCTTCTCCGTCTCACCCTGATCCGCAAGGCGAGCGGTGTGTTGCCGCGCTTCAACCAGTCGCACGTCCTGGGCAGTGGGCTGGAGGAGCTCTCGAAAACGACCTGGGCCGCGACCGCTTCGCAGTGCCGGGTCAAGTTCGAGATGCGCAACGGTTCCGGCGATGGCGAGGGCGCGGACAACGTAGCGACGGCCAAAGACCCGGGCCTCTCGCTCGACAACGGGCTGGTCGAGACGATCGAGCGAGAGATGCCCACGATCTACGAGTCGACCGTGGCCAGCAAAGTCGCGCATCGGCTGCTGAGCGAGGCCAACACCCCGCGCTACAAGGCCGTCATCCCGATGAACCGGGAGCGGGGCGATGGCGGGACCGGACCAAGCATCATCGAACTTGCGCCGAGCGATGTCATCGCCTTTGACTACTCGCCGCTCGAGCTGACTGATCTCTACCTGCGAATCAAGAAGCTCAGCCTCGGCACGCTAGAGAGCAACGCCGTCACGGTCACGACCGAGCAGGACCTCTATCAGGCTGAAGCGGTCTTCGCGCCGCCGCCTCAGCCCGACAACTACACGGTCATCCCGCCGCCAGAAGAAGTGACGATCAGCACGGTCGCGCTCATCACGGCGCCCTACCTCATTGCCAAGGCAGGCATCGCGGGCGACGCGCGCAAGCAGCTCACGACCCGCATCAGCCCGCGCTTCAAAGACGGCGAAGCGAACACTGGAGACGAGCCACGAGCCGTCAACTACGACCGCTTCTTCGTCATGGCGCGCCGCCCCTACGATGGTGCCGCGTCCTTCGAGTGGTCGCTCCGCTACGGCGACAGCTACGGCGGCGCCCACGTCATGACCAAGGCGGTTCCCTACACGCCTTGCGCGCTCGCGGACGGCGACCAGACGCTTCTCCCGTTCAACTCGCTCGACATCAAGGACATGGATCCGGAGGTCGTCGGCCTCATTCGGGACACCATCGATCTCGCCCGGGACGGCAGCGGCGTCGTCTACATCGCGGGCAACTGGTTCGTCGTCGACAGCTTCACGCCGGACGAAGAGGACCCGACCAAGGGCACGATCGGTTTCACCCACCCGACGCTTGACACCGAGGTCACGCAGGGCGCGGGCATTGAGGTCGGCGACGGAGCCGCGATCTTCTTCTGCGACCTCTCCTCGCAGGACTGGATGCTCGCCCGTTGCGGCCCGCTCCTCGCGTCGAACGACGTCTGGCGCTTGCGATACTCTAGCCTGGTCGGCGACGAAATCTCGGCCGGGCAGTCGCCCAACCATCGCTGGTATCAGGAGCCCTACGGCTCTGGCTCATCGACTCCGTACGAGCGCTTCGTTTCCACCGTCCGGAACATCGACTCGGGCAAGATCAACCTCGTCACGAGCGCGAATGCCGCGCTGGAGGACCGGGCCAACGCTCTGCTCCCGCCGCTGCGGTTCCAGGCCGTTCAGGTCGACCCGGGCGACTTCACGCCGCTCGACGACACCGACAACTTCCCGGTCATCAACGTCGACGAGGGCGCGACCTCGTTTGCCATTCGCCTCGGTCCGAGCACCGTCGACCCGGACGAATACTCGATCTTCAACCCGCGCGAGTCGGACGGGTCCTTCGTCGAGCCACGCGTTCAGACGAACGAGAGGGCGGCCGATCTCAGCACCAACTTCGCGGAGTTCGTCCAGTCCGAATCGAGCGACGTCGACGATCGGCGCGCGAATCTCGAGGTCTGGTACACCTACCCCTCGGCCAGCCCGGAGGGCGACGATCTCAGGTATGCGACAGTCGACGCGTCGCGAAACGTAGTCCTCGAGTGCGCCGGCAGCGGCACAACCGATTCCGTCACGCTCTACGCCAGGCAGGTTCTCTGGGGCGATCGCACAGAGGAAAACAATGACTCGGACGTGCCGGTCCGCGCGTCCGTCCCGCGCATCGTCACCTACCCATTCAACCGAGCAGGCTTCGACCCCGGCAACGTCCCCAACTGGATCTACTACTTCGACCTCGACCACAACGTCACGATCACCTCGTCGATTTCGGTCGGCTCTCGCTTCGGGTCTGACCTCTCGCTCACGTACTCGGGTGCTGGCGCGGGCGCTTTCGAGGCCACGGGCATAAACGGCCGCGGCGCATTCCTGCCGCCCAGCGTTGGGGCGATGGTTCTTAGCGGATCGACAGCGTCCTTTACGCAGGCGCAGCCATGGACCGAGGTCATTGTCGGGCGCTGGTACGACAACGGCATCACCTACGGGTTCATCTTGCACAGCTCCAATGCGCTGGGCATGTACGGGGAGCCTACCGTCGGGATCTCGCAATGGGCCGGCACGGTGCGCTCACATTTCACCGTGGCCGGGGCTGGCTACACCGATCTCCCGTTCGTCGCGATCGCCGTCATGGACGGCGCGTCCAGCTACATCCGCACCCGTACACACGGGAAGGCTGACGCCACCTACAGCGTCGGAGGCACGGTGGGCTCAGGATCACTCGCGGGCACCAAGCGCTGGGGCGGTTCCGCGACGAGCGCGCAGCATTGGACCAAGCACCTTGCCACCGAGGGCGTTGTCTCCGGCGTCATGTCGACACCCGACCAGGACTACCTGCTCAACGGCCTGGCCAACTACTACGGCATCGTGCCGCTCTAATACTCGATCGGACAGGCAATCCGGTCGAGCGGGCATCGGGTGAACTCGCGCAGCGCCTCTTCGACGGCGTCGACGGTGGCGTCGGCGCCCACGTACAGGACTCGCCTGTCCCCCTCGGTGCCCGTTGTGGCGCGGTCCTCGCCGAGGCCAGTGAAGCCGCTGCTCTCAAGCGGAAACGCATTCTCGTCGTCAGTCTGCTCGGTCACTAAAACGACCTTCACGATCATGTCGGTCGGACTCGCCCGCTCCGCGTTGATTCGCCCCGCGGCCTCGGAGCAGCGGTCGGCGATGTACTGATACGCCGTCACGACCGTGCGCTCCTCGGGCGCGGTGTACGTCGGCCCACACCCACCCAGCAGGACGGCCACCAGCGCAACGGCAAGTTTCCACATGCTGGAAATGTGGGGCTGCGAACGCCAGGCGTCAACCGGCCACAGGAAAACCCATGCAAAACCTCCTCCACTTCGAAGCCGCCCGCCTTTGGCTGGTCGGCATCCACCCGATCGCCCCCTGGGCCGTCCTGGCCGCGCTCTTCTGGGGCCTCGACCACCTGCTCGACGCCACGGGCGCAACGGCCAAGCTCGAGAAGGCGGTCACCTGGGGCCCGCTCGCAGCGCGCACACTGGACACCCTGCCCTTCGTCGTCCTGGGCGCCGCCTGGCCCGCTGTGTCGTCCGGTGACCTCGCGGTCGACTCCGCGGTCTACGGCGCCCTGGCGGCGGCTCTGCGGCCCGTCGTGGTGGCAGCCAAGGCCTGGGTCGACTCCCGCAATGCCTCTCCTCCGGACAGCGGCACGCCCGGCGCTGGCCCCTCTCTCCTCCCCCTCCTCCTGGTGCTGGGGTGCCTCTGTTCCGGAGCCTCTACGGGGTGCCTGACCAAGCAGGAGACCGCCTGCGTGGCCCAGGTCGAAGCCGTCGAGACCCTGGCCATCGGCGTCCACTGCGTTCCGCTGGACGGCCAGGCGTACGACGACTGCATCGACGAGCAAGGCGCGAAGTTCGACCCGCTCGCCAAGGCTTGCTTCCAGGCAGGTGCGAAGTGACCCCGATCGACTGGGTGAACCTCATCGGCGCGGCCGCTGGGCTCGGGCTGGCGGCTCTCGGTGGGTCCAAGGCCAAGAAGGTGCTGGCGGCCCGGAAGCTGAAGCGGGAAGCGCTGAAGGCCATGAAGTGAGCGAACCCTACGACTCCAAAGCCGACACGCTGGAGCACATCCAGCACGTTCGCGACGGCATCGGCCACGCGATCTCGGAGCTGGCCTACCGCGCCAAGATCCACGATCGGACGAAGCTCGGGCCGAACGAGAAGCCGACCTTCGACAGGGTGACGCCGCTACTCCGAGGGCTCACGTACGGCAGCCAGGAGTACAAGGATTCGCTGGCGTCGATGGGTCCGGCGCTCGCTCACCACTACGCGAGCCACAGGCACCACCCGGAGCACTTCGGCGAGGCCGGCATCCGCGGGATGAACCTGGTCGACGCCTTGGAGATGGTCATCGACTGGAGCGCCTCGGTGAAGCGCCATGCCGACGGCGACCTGCATCGGAGCATCGACCTGAACCAGGCGCGCTTCGGCTACTCGGACGACTTGAAGGCCATGATGCACAACACGGCGGATTGGCTGCTCAGCCTGGACGCAAAGTGAAAACCTGGATGTTGGAGCACGCCGCGGTGGCTTTCGTGCTGCTGGCGACGTGGGCGACATCCGGCTTCGGTTGGCTCGAATTCGCAGGCTGCGCCGCGGTCCAATGCGCCTTCGGGCACGCGGCAATCGCTGACCGATTCGCCGAACGTGAGGCGCTCCGAACGGTGCCCGAGGTCGAGTGCCACCGATCGAGCCTCCGCTATTTCGTGGCCAAGGAAGTTCTCTGGCTCGCGTACTTCGTCGGCCACAAGAGCTGGTCGGCCATCGTCGGTGTTGGCGTCTTCCTGGCCTATCCGGCCTGGCGCCGCTGGTACCGAGCACGCTTCCCGATCGGCAGATGACCAACCTGTAAGCCCCGCTTACCAGTTCGACTGACCATGTCCCTCGAAGACCCCCGCACCTGGTCAATCTGCCCCGAGTGCGAGCGCGTCCACGAGGACCGCTCCAAGGCCTGCGTGGTGGTCGAGCGCATCGAGCGGACGTCGTTCCGGGCGGACGGGACCACGCCGAAGCCCGAGGTGAGCTGGCGGGTCACGCGCATGGGCGTCGAGCTCGAAGGCGGGGAGCGGCTGAGGTTTGTGGACAGGTTGGAAGGCTCCAGATGATGACGCTCCGCCAAGGCTCCACCGGCATCGAGGTCAAGTCGTTGCAGGCGTGGCTCGTCGGCCAAGGCTTGCTCGTGGTCGCCGATGGTGACTTCGGGCAGCTCACCAAGCGGGCCGTCATCGAGGCCCAGCGCCAGCGAGGCCTCACCAAGGACGGCGAGGTCGGGCCCATGACCAGGGCCGCTTTCGTGGCGTCTGGTTGGCAGGCAGACGCCACGAAAGCGGCCC